TTGTTTTGTATTGTTGTATAGTTTTATAGAATAATAGATATAGCATAATAGTTGTATAGTTATTGTGGTATGTATACGAGAGACATTTGGGTTATGGCTCGCTTCGCTCGCCATAAGTGAGACAAATGATTTAGGGGCTATACATTAAAAAATTGAATTTTTCTATACAAATAAACTTAAATAAAATATCACATATATTATAGATTTGCAATCATGAAGCGTATACAGACCAACGAATATGCGAATCCTTCCAAAATTATTGGCATACAATTTAGTATGCTCTCTCCGGAGGAAATTAGGAAGAATTCGGTTGTTGAAATCGTTTCAAGAGAATCGGTCGGAGGATTGTTTGATGCGAAAATGGGTGTATTAGAAAAAGGCCAATTCTGTCCTACAGATGGATTAACATATATGGATACACCTGGTTATTTTGGCCATATGGAATTAGCCATGCCTGTATTATACGTACAACATTTAAAAGACATTATAAAAATATGCAAAGTCGTTTGTTATAAGTGCAGCAAAGTTCTTGTCAATAAAAATAATTTCAAACATTTGTCCAATTTGTCTCTTGAAGATAGATGGCAAATCATTAGCAACCATAAAGTATCACGTTGCGGCCAAGACACCAATGATGGATGCGGCTGCAAACAACCCGATAAAATCAAACAAGACGGGTTTGCTACTCTTGTTGCCATATGGGATAAAATATTGGTTGAAGGTGGGACTGAAACCACGAGTTTAACACAAAAACTCACTCCCGAACGCATTTATAAAATGTTTAAACGCATTTCCGACGAAGATGTTGCTTTTATGGGATTTCATCCTTTATGGTCAAGACCCGAATGGATGGTATGTTATGCACTTCCCGTTCCTCCTCCCGCCGTGCGTCCATCTGTGAAACACGATGCCCAACAAAGGAGTGAAGACGATTTGACTCATATTTATATGAACATTTTGAAACACAATAACATATTGAAAGAAGCCATTACAAATAACGCATCGCCACAATTCATTGAGAAAACATTATCAACTTCTACAGTATTTCGTTACCATGATTGCGAATAACAAAGCAAGTGGGACCAGTCCTATGGGACAAAACTCCGGTCGCACATTTCAATGCATTAGTAGTCGTTTGAATACCAAAAATGGTCGTGTGCGTGGTAACTTAATGGGAAAACGTGTTGACTTTAGTGCTCGTTCTGTCATTACTGGCGATCCGAATTTGTCCATCACCCAGTTAGGTGTTCCCATGAAAATTGCCAAAAATATTACACGACCATGTGTGGTCAATGAACGTAATCGCAAATTTCTCACCAAACTTCTACAAAATGGTCCGGATAATTATCCTGGAGCAAATCGGTTGGAACGTTTAAATGGTGATCAAGTCAGTTTGCGATATGTTGATCTCAATAGTATTGTATTGGAAGTTGGAGACAAAGTACACCGTCATATGATGGATGGCGATTATGTCCTTTTTAACAGACAACCTAGTTTGCATAAAATGAGTATGATGTGTCATGAAGTCAAAGTCATGAAAAAGGGTGATACTTTCCGATTCAATGTCGGTGTCACGAACCCATACAATGCTGATTTTGATGGAGATGAAATGAATATGCACATGCCACAGAGCACATCCGGCAGAAACGAACTCATGTATTTACCAGCGGTTACACAACAAATGATTAGTCCTTCCAAAAATTCGCCTATTATTGGTATTTTTCAGGATTCTTTATTGGGTTGTATCCGTTTTACACGTGAACTGTGAAATTACACCAATAGAGGCTATGAACTTATTAATGATGTGTCACAAATGTGGACGTCAACAATTTGGACAAAAAACAAAAACTATACCAGTTTTGATGTATTGTCACATATCTTTCCAGCCTATTACTATAAACAAAAAACAAAATTACCATAAGGACGACTGACAGAAAAACCAAATATGTTCGAATTCAAAACGGACGCTATATCGGCGGACAACTAGAAAAGTCATCTTGGCTCACGACAAAAGGTATATTACATCGTATTATTAATAATTTCAATAATCCAACATGTGTAAAATTCATTGACGATTTGCAGAACATTATTACTGAATACATGAAAACCAGTTCATTCAGTGTCGGTATTAGTGATTTGATTGCCAATAAGAAAACTAAACAAGAAATTTCACAAGTTGTCAATAAACAAAAAGCAGATGTAAACGATTTGATCCAAGAACTTCACTTGGGTATATACGAAAACAATAGTGCATATAACAATGCTATGGATTTTGAGACACGAGTCAATAATATTTTGAACAAAGCCACTGAACAAGCCGGTAAAATAGGCCGTAACAGTCTAAGCAAACAAAATAGATTCTTGATGATTGTCACTTCTGGATCCAAAGGATCACCTATTAATATTTCACAAATGTTGTCATGTTTGGGCCAACAAAGTGTGGAAGGTAAACGTGTTCCATATGGCTTTGAACATCGCACATTGCCCCATTTCGCCAAATTTGACGATTCTCCTGGTGCTCGCGGTTTTATTGAGAATTCTTTCATCAGTGGATTAACTCCATACGAAATGTTCTTCCACGCGATGGCAGGTCGTATCGGTTTGATTGATACTGCTGTTAAAACTTCAGAAACCGGTTATATTCAACGTCGTATTATTAAATCATTGGAAGATATTTACGTAACATACGACCAAACGGTGCGAAACCATATGGGAAAAATCGTACAATTTGCTTATGGAGATGACTGTTTTGATTCCATTAAAGTTGAAACCCAACCCATCCCATTGGTAGAAATGAGCATTGAAGACATTTATATGCATTATGACATTATTGGATTACAAGAAGCCGATACCAGTAAATTGGAAGTGATGAAAGTGTTTACCAAAGCCACCGCTACTCGCATGACCAAACAGCGTGTCGCCACACGTGAACACATTCGTAATCTAATTGATCGTATGATTGAAAACCGAGACAAATTAGTCAAACATGTATTTCAATACCGCAATGAAAACGTTGTGCGATTGCCAGTTGCATTTGCTCAGTTGGTAAAAAGCGTACAAGGTCAAATGGAATTAGACGAAACGTTCACGGTTGACATTACCCCTTTGGAGTTAATGGACATATTGGATGAAAATTACAAACGAATGATGAGCTATAGCAAACACATTCCCGAAAATCCTTTATTCAAGATCCTATACGAATTCCACTTGTCACCGAAAGATTTGTTGATCAATCGGCGGTTTCATAAAAAAGCCATCCACATGCTTATGGATACCATATTTTTGAAATTCAAACAAGCCATTGTACATCCTGGTGAAATGGTTGGTGTCATTGCAGCACAATCTGTTGGTGAACCTACTACACAATTGACATTGAACACCTTTCATAATGTAGGTGTTGCTTCCAAATCTAATGTCACTCGTGGTGTACCTCGTATTGAAGAAATTCTGAGACTCACCAAAAATCCGAAAAATCCATCTCTTACTGTTACATTGAAGTCACAGGATGCGGAAAATCAAGATCGTGCTATGAAATATGCCAATATGATTGAACATACTTCCTTACAAGACTTGGTAAAATCTGTACAAATATTCTTTGATCCTTACGATGAACAATCTGTTATTGAAGAAGATCGTCCGATGTTGGAGCAATACTTCACTTATGAAAAATTAGTGGAAGAATTCACTCGCCAACAATACACTGAAGAAGGAACAAAATCCAAATGGATCATTCGTATGGAAATGGATGCAGACATTATGCTGGATAAGAACATACGAATGGATGACATATACTTTGCTGTGAACCAATCTCATGGTGGTAAAGTGTCCTGTGTATATAGTGATTATAACGACAGCAAATTGATTTTCCGATTCCGCATGAACTTGAAAGATGCTCCGAAAAAAGGTGCACAATCAACGGAGACTCCAATGATGTTAGATAGTGCAGATGAAATTCATTACTTGAAGAGTTTCCAAGAATTATTATTGAAACGCACTATATTACGTGGTATTGAAGGTATTAAAAAAGTCTTACCTCGTAAAGTGCCCAACAATGTTGTCAAAGACGATGGAAAATATGTACGTAAGGACACATGGGTATTGGATACAACCGGTACCAATTTGTTGGATGTATTAGGTTTGACGTTTATAGATGCACCCCGTACATATAGCAATGATATTTACGAAGTATATAAAACATTAGGTATTGAAGCAGCACGTCAGTGCATTTTGACAGAGTTTATGGATGTCATGGATCACAGTGATGTATACTTGAATTATCATCATTTGAGTGTATTGTGTGATCGTATGACATACAACGGAAAGGACATGGTAGCTGTGTATAGATCTGGATTTTTGAAAGATAACATTGGACCGATTGCCAAAGCCACATTTGAAATGCATACTGAAATGTTCTTAAATGCAGCACGCCATGGACAAATGGATAATATGCGCGGTGTATCGGCCAACGTGATGTGTGGTCAATTCGGATATTTCGGTACAGGCGCCTTTAATTTGATTTTGGATTTGAACGCTATGGAACAAAACAATGAAGCGGTTGAATCGGTATCTTATAAGGACTATAATGATGAAATTGAAAGCGCATTACAAGGGACCAAACAGAAAAAGAAAGAAATGACTTGTGATTTGCATACAGTCAATATAGAAAACCACTTGGAAGTGGAAGAACCCATACAAGACATTTGCGATGATGATTATGAAATGGGGTTCTAAATGGGGGAACCTAGGTTCCCCCATACCCCCCTCCTAGGGTTGGAGTGTTTGGGTTGGGTTTATAATTTTTATAGTTTAAAATAAAAATTATTTTTTTTAGCTGTACTCTTCAGGGTCCGCGCCCGTGAGGAGACCCGAGCCAACGAGGAGACCCTAACTGAGACCTGGTCGGAGACCTGAACGGAGTCCCGGGCTTAGACCCTAACGGAGACCTCAGCAATAGGTTAAATGCTGCAGGAAACGGCGACTCGTTTTGAAACGTTGTATCTATTTCTGGTGACTGTTCGCGTGCTTTTTTGCGTGTTTTAGATTGTGATGACGGTCTTTCTCTTTTTAGGTTTGGTTGTTGAAAACTAGTCTGCTGAGATTGAGCTAGACGCCCAATGGTATCGTCCTGGATAGCAATTGTCTGTTCGTGTTGCGCATTTTTCTGACTGAGTTGTGCATTTGTCCGTTCGTGTTGTGCATTTTTCTGACTGAGTTGTGCATTTGTCCGTTCGTGTTGTGCATTTGCCTGCTTGAGTTGTGCATTTGTCCGTTCGTGTTGTGCATTTGCCTGCTTGAGTTGTGCATTTGTCCGTTCGTGTTGTGCATTTGCCTGCTTGAGTTGTGCATTTTCCTTACTTTGTTTAACAATTTTGGCATAGTTTTGAGAACGCTTAATGTATTCATTTTTAAATTTATTATTAATCTCTAATTCTTCAATATTAGAAACATGTTCAAAGTGCTCAAACATAATTTCAAATATATTATATGTATTGTCAAGCTCATTAAATGTATCGTTTTTTGGACTGTTAAGTGTATTTTCATATTTTTTTTGTTTATCATTATAAATTACTGTCAATAACGATTTTTCCACTTTTTCTTTAAAATCAATTACTTTTTTATTTAACAAGACATTGTTTCTATTTTTATTTAAATACGACAAAACATTGCAATACGTTCCATATTCTAGATTAAATGTGTCATCATCGTCATAATCATCGGTATCATTTTCTATTTGTATTTTGATTTGTTTTTTTATTAGTTCCAAATTAAGATGTATTAAGCCCAAAATGTATTTTTCATTGTCTGTCAATTTTTTGTCATAATTAACTTTGTCTGATTGTTTTTCACCATAAAATCCTCCTTTATATAATTTACGCCGTGTTTTACGTTTTTTTTGTTTTCTATGTTTTCTAGTTTTCTTTTTCGTTTTTCCACCATTTTGATTGGGTTGGTTTCGCTTGCTTGCTCTTGGTACCAGAGCGTTTTTTATACACGCTTTTATACAATCACCTATAGAACGGTATAAATCATTTATGTTGGAATTATTAGTTATCAAACGACTTATTTGAGGCGAAAAGCTTCGGTCTCTTTTTTTTCCTTTTTCTATACGTCCCCAATATGTAGGGTTATAATTATATGGTTCTTGTATCATCCAACCTGTTCTAGCAACCATTACAAATGGACAACATATTTGGTCCTGTATATAGGTTTGAATAAGCAACATTATGTTTTGTGTTTTATTTTCTGTTAATTCTGTGTTTAGTCCATCAATTATGTTATTAATTTCATCTTTTATATTTTTTATTGCGTCCATTATATCATTAACTATATCTGGAACATTTTCTACATCATTATTGAACTTCTCAAAACTATTTTCTTTATGAAATACTAAACGCCCATCTATCGTTTTTACATCATTGTGTTCAATAATCATTTTGAGCCAATTCATTTTTTGTGCAGTCAATTCTTTTATAACCGATTGCGCCTCCATATCCACTAGAAATTTTAATTTTTGTTTCGGGTCAGTAGCTGGAACAAATACTTTACCTACGTTTAATGTCATTTTATTACTAGTATCGTCATTTTCATTTGATCCGTCTCGTTTTCCTCCTGTAAACGCGGACGGAAGACCAAATAATTTATTTCTATAGTGTACTGTCTCATCTGATGTCATCATTATACTATTATACGTAAGCCATTTTTTGACCGCATCTTTTTCTGCATTAGTATCAAAACTTTTTTCGTAATTGTCATAGATTTGACTATCATAAATTGCTTCAACGCTTTCATAAGCAGACATTAAATAAAACCATGTCAAATATGTTGCGTTTTGCATTGCATCACCTAATGCTTTACACGCAACGATTTTATCAATAACTTCGTGTTCTTCTGTTCCGTCATTAAGCATCTTATTTTTTGTCGCATTGCCAAACGTCCAATAATGGTTATCTTCTTTTAAATTATTTGAATCTATATTACTATACCCATTAATATTTGCTTGGAAAGTATATATATATTTATCCCATCTACATCCCCATGCCCATTGACCAGGGAATCCATACATATTCATAAATGATGGTTCAAAAAAGAGAGCATCTCCATTTGGAGGAAACCGGTATTCACCTCCACCTGGTCCTGGGTCAAATGTTTGTGCACCGTTTTGTATTTTTATTATTGCTCCCGGATTGAAACTAACCCTATCCCCAAATATACCTGACTCGTTAAAATATATATAACATGGTAGTCGTTCAACTGCCACTTTATACCTCTCAAATACAACTTCTTGTTCAAAGTCTTTTAAAGAATTATGAACTTTGTCAAATATTTGATGTAAATTTCTATGCCAGCCACTATACGATAATTCAAGATTAAATAAGCGTTTCGCCGATTCTTCAACTGTTTTAACACCTTTATCTTTTTTTACTGCATCGTCACTTGCACTTGCATCCTTGTATATATCATAAATATTCACGGCTTGCAAATCTTTAGTGTTTGGGGCATTAAAACTTGCATCGTGAGCATTTCTAATAACAATTTTGTTTTCATTATCATAACTAACATTGATACCTTTACCCTCTCGTGTTTGTCGGCCAAAACTATTTTCATCATTCTTATTACCAAAATTTTTAATCTCCGTAGCACTTGATGTCCTTCGCATCCTATAGTTTATATTATAGACACATAAAAAATTGAATTTTTTACTATACAAACCTATACATCATATTTAAAATTTACGATAATTATTTAAATGAATCCCTCTCTAACAATTAATAAAATGAAGCCCACAAAGAAGAAGTTCAAAATTGTGGCTAAACCCAAAAATACCATTAAAGAATTTCGTATGTTTGATTTCAAAACATATGACAATAAAAGGAAAAATTTCCGTATTCAAATGTTTGGCATCAATGAAAATGGCGAAACCATTGCCCTCTTTGTTGACAATTTCCAACCGTTCTTTTACGTGAAACTTCCCGACAGATGGACTCAAAACAATTGCGAACAATGGTTTGAACAAGTCAAAAAATGTTGTCCAGAATATTTGCGAAAAGATTGCTTATATGCAGATATGGAAACCCATAGCAAATTATACGATTTCACCGCAAATACTTCCTATAAATTCGCTAAATGCGTTTTCCGGACAAAACGTGCATACGGCGAATTCAAAAGACAAATTGAAACCAAAAAGTATCCAACGTACGAGCATAATATTCCTCCCCTGTTGAGATATTTCCATATACAAAAAGTCAGCCCATCCGGATGGATTCAAATCAATACGGCCAATATGGTGTGTGATGAAAAAACGACCACATGTACGTACGAATTCAATTGCGACATTGAAGATATTGTACCATTGCCGCAAAAAGAAACGCCCGTACCATACAAAATCGCGAGCTTTGATATTGAAGCCAGTAGCAGTCACGGTGATTTTCCCGTACCTATAAAAGACTATAAACGTATGGCCACACAAACCATTGATTTATACGACCAAAAACGAGCCAAACAAAACATGAATGTGGATTCCACAAAAGCATGGTTAAAAAAGGCCATTTTGTCCGTGTTCTCTATAGGGTCTTCTATTGACGGATTAGATGTGGTCTATACCAAAAATCCAATTCTGAAAGACGAAATCAAAGAATGCGTGAAACTCGTATTTGAAAAAACGTTGGAACACGAATCATTAAACAAAGAATCCACTATATTGAAAACCACTTCCATATTTGAAAAAATGATGATGACGGCCAATAATGCCACCGACGAATCAGGACAAGCTGACTTTTTACATCATACTCAATACGCGGAAGAAATATACAATAAAAATTACAAAAACAAAGATATTATTACTAAAGAACAGAAAAAACAAAATATTTGCCAATTGATTAGCGACCCCGATTACAGTCGCGAAATACGCATCCAAATGTTGAATCAAGTGATGACCCTCGTGTTTCCTCCCTTAAAAGGCGACGAAATCACCTTTATCGGGACCACGTTTTTGAATTACGGCTCCAAAGAACCCTATAAAAACCATTGCCTAGTGGTAGGGTCTTGCGACCCTGTTGAAAATGTGGAAATCTGCACAGTGGAAAACGAAAAAGATTGCTTGGTAGAATGGAAAGAATTAATCCAAGCCGAAGACCCCGATATTATTATTGGATATAACATATTCGGTTTTGATTACCAATTCATGTTTTATCGCGCCAAAGAGCTGGATTGTATTGAAGAATTTTGCTCGTTTTCTAGAATCGTAAATGAAATGTGCTATAAAGAAGACTACGAAACAAAAGAGAAAAAATTGGACCATACCCAAAACCGTTTGGCCAGTGGCGATTACGATTTACATTATCCTCCATTATCCGGACGTTTGCAAATTGATTTATTGTTTTACTTCCGTCGCGATTACAATATGTCATCCTATAAATTGGACGATGTTGCCGGAACTATGATTCGTGACGACATTAAAGGCCTACGTGTGGAAAACAATACCACATATTTGTATAGTAAGAACTTGGCGGGATTGCACACTGGCGATTTCATTCATTTGGAAATATCCACATTTACCACCGATTATGTGGAACAAGGTAAGAAATTCAAAGTGGTTGACATTGAAAAATCCGTCGCAGTTGAAAACGTAAATAATATACCAGACGGTACTTATAATGTAATTGCGATAAATGGCGATTATAGTTATTTGGACCCTAAAAAACAAGCGTTAAAATGGGGCATGGCAAAAGACGATGTCACCCCACAAGATATTTTCCGATTGTCAAAAGAATCGGCCAAAAGTCGCGCAATTGTTGCGAAATATTGTGTGCAAGATTGTAATCTAGTTCATCATTTGATGAATAAAGTGGATGTATTGACTGGTTATAATGAAATGGCACGTATTTGCAATGTTCCGATTAATTTCTTGGTATTTCGCGGACAAGGAATCAAATTGACCAGCTACGTGGCCAAAGTCTGTCGCGATAAAAACACATTAATGCCCGATTTGGAAAAAACCGAAAACGATGACGGTTATGAAGGGGCCATCGTATTGCCGCCCAAATGTGCAATGTATGGTGAAAATCCAGTGGCATGTAATGACTATAGTTCATTGTATCCGTCTATTGCCAAAGGTTGGAATTTGTCGCCAAATAGCAAAGTATGGTCCAAAAATTTTGATTTAAATGGAAATTTGATAAAAATTAATGACGTTGTAGTAACTGCAACAAACAAAGAAAAATTGTTGGCGAATTGCGACAAATACGACAATTTAGACGGCTATAAATACATTAACGTTACATTTGACAGTTTTGAATATAAACGACGTGAAACGTCCACTGGTGCCCTTGGTGCAAAAATCAAGACAAAATGCGGAACGAAATTGGTACGATGGGCGCAATTCCCCAATGGCCAAGAAGGCATTATACCGTGCATTATTGGTGATTTATTGAAAGCGCGCAAAGAAACCCGTGTCAAAGCCGAAAGCGAAGCGGACCCGTTTTTAGCCAACGTATTGGACAAACGGCAATTGGGCTATAAAGTGACTGCAAATTCACTGTATGGTCAAATGGGGTCTAGCGTGTCCACATTCTTTGAAAAAGACGTGGCGGCTTCTATTACTGCAATAGGCCGAATGATGATAACGTATGCCAAAAAGATGGTTGAAATGATTTATGGGAATTCGGTGTATGAATCTAAAGAAGGGGGCGAAGTTCGTGTTGCACGTACTCGGTCCCAATATGTTTATGGAGACAGTGTTGCCTCATATACTCCAGTTTGTATAAAAGTAAAAAACACAATAATTATTACATGTATTGAAAATTTAGCGTCTGAATATGGCAATGACAATTGGGTATTGTGTCAAGAAGAAGGAAAACAAGATAAAGAATATTGCGAATTGAAAGATGTTCAATCTTGGACCGAACAAGGGTGGACTACGATGCATCGCATTATTCGCCATAAACTGGCGCCTCATAAAAAAATGGTGCGTGTCTTGACACATACTGGTTTAGTGGATGTTACTGATGACCATTCGTTGCTTACAATACGTGGAAAAGAAGTATCCCCCAATGATTTGTGCGTTGGACATTTGTTATTACATAATCAATTGCCAATGTGCGAGCATACTACGAATCGCGTAGTAATGGAAATATGCGATACAAAAACATTTACCAACCAACTAGAATGTGCTCGTTATGTTCATTATTTGCGATGTCATGGATACTATAGTTCAATACATCTAGATGACAAACATTTTATAGTACAGAAACATGCAAACCTTCAAACGGATTGCGCCATAAAAAAAATACACAATATTAATTATGACGGTTATGTTTATGATTTAACTACAGAGAATCATCACTTTTCAGCAGGTATAGGTAATATGATAGTACACAACACGGATTCTGTATTCTTTACATTTAATTTGGAGGACCCAGAAACTGGCGAGCCAATTCGTGGAAGGGAGGCTTTAAAATGGACCATTGAAATCGCCGAAGAAGCGGCCGATTTGTGTTCATTGTTTTTGCCACCTCCAATGAAACTGGCCTATGAAAAAACATTAATGTCTTTTATATTGCTGTCTAAAAAGCGATACGTTGGAATGTTATACGAATATAATCCAGACAAGGGCAAATTGAAATTCATGGGCTTGCCTTTAAAACGTCGCGATTCGTGTGATTATTTGAAGGATGTTTATGGCGGCATTTTAACTATATTGATGAAAGAACCCGATAATGTTGAAAAGGCCATTGAATTTTTAAATCAATCGTTGAAATCTTTAGTCAATGGCAACGTATCTATGGACAAACTGGCATTGACGAAAGCCTTACGAAGTGAATATAAAAACCCACAACAAATCGCACACAAAGTATTGGCCGAACGCATTGGCGAACGCGAACCGGGCAATAAACCGAAACCGGGTGACCGTATTAAATATGCCTTTATTGAAAACGCAGGTGAGAAACTATTAGGAAACCGTGTGGAAACACCGCAATACATTATTGAAAATAATTTGAAATTAGATTATCATTATTATATTACCAATCAGCTGATGAATCCTTTATTGCAGTTGTTTTCATTGGCACTAGAAAAAGTGTACATATACAAAAATAAAAAACAAAGAGATATTGCTGAATTGCAAACGTCATTGGATAAATTGTTTGAAAGTTGTGAAGGCGATTTGGAAGTCTATATGAAAAAACGTGAAAAACTTTGTTCCAGTCAAGTCAAACAATTACTGTTTGACCCCTTTCTAACTGAAATCTATAACGCACAACATGGCATTAAAACCTTGTTGCAATTTTACAAAAAGGCGTAATTATACACACTACAATAAAATAAAAAATACAAAAAATACAAAAAAACAACAACACCAAACATTTTTTATTGTTATAAATCACCAATGAAAAGGAGTATAAACGCAAACTATATAACAACCTATATAGTTTGTATATTATGTGGCATTGGTGTTATTCAATTGAACTAAAATCGCAAAACGAACTGAAACACTTATTGCTGGAAAAAGAAGAAGAACATGTAGTGTATGAAAAATGGTCATGGTTTGGCGAACTCCGTATTCCTTCCGTGTCGGAACTGCACACGGCGAGTGAAGCGAGCCCCTTTTATGTCTTTCAATAATGTTTCCGACGTGTTTTTCTTGACGTTTTACGCTTCTTGGACCGCCTCTTGTGTTTTTGAGTTCGTTTGCCACCGGCGCGCCCTTTTTTGGTGTACACTTTTTCAGTTGCGGTTACAATAATGTTATCGTTGTTGTTTATTTTATAGTTATATTGCTCTTTGGAAGATGCACTCATGGAATTTTCTTGTTTTGGAATTGGGGTTTCTTCAATGTCTTTTATTTGTATTAATTTGGGGGTCATTATATGGTCATAAAAAACTTGCGGATTTTTTAAATCTCCTAATTCTTGTACATAAAATGTTTTTTTTCTATAATAATTTTCATTTTTTGGCCATGATAAGCTATCAAATTTGTTTTCGTAGAAAATGTCTTTCATAATTAATCTTTTATCATCGGAAATAATATATTTAGGATAATTACCATGTAACCTGTGTTCCTTTATATAGACAGATATAGGATCATAATTCTTAGCAATAATGGATTCCTTTTTATAGTTAAATATAGCTCTATAAAACTCGTTAGTACTTCCGCTAAAACTCTTAAATCCATCAAGATAGTGTAAAACAACTAAAGTTTTTATGACACCTTCACTTATTTTGCTTTTGTTTTTGTTTTCGTCGGCATGCGTCGTATATATTCCATAGTATGATTCTTTGTTCTCTATATCTATTGCAAAACGTGTAGATAGATAAATTTCCATTTGTTCTTTAAAATCCCTTGTAGCATTCGTTTCATTGGGTTCAAGACGAATATTAACCGTCTGGTGTGTTGGGAGGTTGGGTATAGTAAAGAATTTTTCAATCGTCGTTTTGTTATTGTCATAGAATGTTTGAATAACATCTAATAGGTAAGAAAACGACGATTGAAATCTTGTTCTACTTGAAAAGTATCTCTTCTCGTTGGCCAAATGAGAATTGGGTTTATTCCTATTATGCCGTTCCTTATGCTCTTTCATTTCTTTCTTATACTTGTTCCCAAAAAGCATATGATTCCTATATAATAACTAAATGTTTTTTATTTAGTTGAACATTTAAACCTTTGAAACATATTTTACAGAAACCACAATAAGTATTTGTCTAGTGCTTAGTTTTTAACAATGGTTTTATTTTATTGTTTTTTAAAAATCGTTCAGGCGTTTCATTATACGAATCATCATCGTAAAGGCTTTTATGCATTTGAAACATACAAGAGCGATAAATCCGTCTTACTAAAGATGGAAACACAGAATACATTAAACACTATACTTAATGCATTCAAACAAAATATTACGCGGAATAATAAATACAATCAATCACTAATAATCAAATAATAAAAAAATATGCTAGCTATACTTTAAGATTTAGTTTAGAAAAAAATCTGTTTGCTATATATAAATGGAAAAAATAAAATATAAATCTATAACTCCAACAAATGCTTCAAAATTAAAAGAAATGCTTGGTCTTAAAGGTAATACAACTAAAAGTATTAAGAATGCCCCATATAATTTAACTAATCCTTCATATGAACGTTCTGAAGAGTTTAAAAAAAACTTAGGTTTAAGATTAAACGACCAACAGTCATTGTTAGAAACAAAATTTGAGAAAGTTCTACCCGAACAGATAGATTCTTATGTTACAACACAAAATATTGATTTATACTACTATGATGAGTTTGGTCCTAAAGATCCTTTTTATCGTAATGAGTTAAATAATATTAGGAAGGTTGGTAAATTTTTATATGAAAAAATCATAACACTAAACTACTACAACACTGGTGAAACACCTAAAAAAATTTATTCGTTTACTAGATATCCACTTAATGACGATGATGAATCAGGAATACTTTTAAATGACAAGGGCCAAATTACTATAGACTACAAAAACTTTTATAAATTAAAAGATGATACAACATTGACAGATGATGATAAACTTGTTATGAAACCTTTTTCGCCTGAATATTTAACTAAATATGAAAAACATGAAAAAGAAGCTGAAGAAAATGAAAAAAAAGCTGAAGAAAATGGAACACAAGGAGGAAGAAAAAAGAAGAGAAAGAAAACGCAGCAAAAATCAAAAAGGAAAAACTCAAAAAAAAGAAGAAAGACAAAAAAAACTCAAAAAAAAATGTAAGCAAAATGCAAAAATTAAACATTACTTTAATTAATTTTTACAAACAATTCAACAGTTTTGGTTACGATAAAATAATACCAACTATATTGGCTCGCTCCGCTCGCCAACCAGCCACCCCCAAACCACCAAACACTCAAAACCCCAAACGCAAAACACCAGGAGGGGTTTAAGGGGAACCTGGGTTCCCCTTGTGGTACACGCAAAACGTCACCTTCCGTCCATGTTCATCAAACGTCTCATTAATCACTTCTTTGGTATATTTGTTCAAATCAATTGGGAAAAATTCATCGCAATGAAACCGTCCTTCCAAGTGTGTCACATATATTGTTTCTAAGTGCGGTTCAAACAGTTTATAAATTTGACTCCCTCCAATCACATACACTTGTTCAAAAATAAATGGCAACAATAGAATATTTTCCAATTGAGACTCCATAATAACATCTTCGCTAAATATGCTAGATATGGTCGCATCCCGTGTCATTACATAATTCCGTCTCTTTTGAAGCGCACGATGATTCATAGAATCAAATGTTCTACGACCCATTACTATCGCATTATTGCCATTTCCAATCGTCATATTCCGGAAATATTGGATATCTAGTTTACATCTCCATGGCAGTTTGTTTTTATAGCCAATCCCACAACGGTCATCCATACATACTATGGCTCGCATATTATACTATAGTACGGTTATAGTATAATTTTTATATTTGTTTTACAAGAACCATGTTTTGAGGTCATAATCCAATGGCTCTCCTTTTTTGTATTTGCGCCTAATGTGTTTGGCAAATCGTCTGAGTCTCTTTCTCCACTTTTCATCGCGCACACGTTTATTATGACACATTACTTCGCGCAATTCTTCGTTTTCGCTTTCTAATCTGCAAATATGCACTTCTGATTCGGTGAGTTCTTGACCCCGTGGTAAAAACTTCACGTAATGGCCGCATAAATAACCATGTGCTGGCAAATTCTCGTCGTGTTGGTGTGCCATATATCCGCCATCTTTGGCCTCGTCAAAACTATAAAAATGCACAAATACATCGCCAACCTCGTCATTGTATTTACCGAAATCTACACGACTTATTTGACCATAACAAGACATATCTTGTATGATTTGGTCTTTTGATAAGACCACAGGAACGTTGGGAATGTAAATAGACTTGACGATTGGCATGATGTACTGGTGTTATAGTGTATATACGTCTTGTATTTAAGTTAATTTTTCACGACATTTTATTACATTGTTTTAGAAACTTACGAAAGCTCAATATGTCATCTTGTATATAATTGTGAATCCCACTTGGATAAAACGACACATTATTTTTACTATAAAATAAAAAACATGGGTATTGAGACAATATTTTTTTTTGCATCAATGTTTCGTACAATACAAATTCACTATTGATTTCAATAAAATGCAAATCTAAATACGATGGGGTATTGCTTTGTATTTGCTCTTTTAGTTTTTTCTCATTGTCATTCTCACTGAAACGATAGAAACAAAACAAAATGTGTTTCTTTTTATTTAATATGGTTGTCATAAAGGTTTGCCGGTCCCACATCTTGTACTATAATTATATCATTATTATAATTATATTGGTTTTGTTTACGACATAGTGGTTCCTCTTGACCATTTTACGCGATTGAAGCTATTGACATTTAAATTGCCTTCCATATTGTTTTTCCAGTATTCCACTTTCTCGTCCATTGCTTTTTCCGCCTCTGTTCGTGGATATGGACGCAATTGTTTTGTGTCCATCATGTCTAAATCGGTTTGCGTCGGTTCTGGTTTAATGCCATAACAATTGACTCCAAATTTGATATTTGGGTTTGCGAAATACCCACCGTTTACACCCGGACGACCACAACTGTTTTTATGGGTCTCGCTGTTTTGCAATTCATTCCATGTTTCCTTTTGGGTTGGGAAAAATGCCATTTGGTCAGAAGACCATCCATAGTTGCACCATTCGGCTCCATTATTGTACGCTGTTTCAATTTCATCGTATGTTGCTAATCGTGAGTCATATGCTTTACATATGGCTTGTGCGTCGTCATAATTATACAAATTATTGGAAATATTAAATACTTCTGGTTTTTTAACTACTTCAATAGTTGTTTCAATGACATTTCCGCTTGCATCGGTTTGAATGTTGTCTTCAGACGCGGGGTCTAGAAATTTTTGATATTTGGGGTCTCTCAATTCATTTACTAAATCCACACCGAATAAATATTTCAATCCATTGTGAATTACCAATGTACCGACTAGAAACCATCCAATTGCTTCCATTAATGTGACGGAAAACGGTTTATGGTCTTTGGTGGGAACGCGCAATAAAAATACAATAATGTAAAACGTTACGACGAATAACATGGTTGTAAAAAGAGACAATGGGTCGTCGTAAAAGCGGACTAGTTCTTGTACACTTAAGTTTAATACATTTTCACGGTCACTCTCGTCTGCACTATAATATTTATAAACTAGAAACACAAATAAAGAACCGAAAACGGCGAAATCAAAAGTACGACTTATTGTCGTCTCCGCCGATTGTTGGTCGTTACGGCGCATATACATGCCAAAAAATACAAAAACGACTAAATAAATAACTAAAAATGCCAATAACATTTGCAACCCTGAATTGTGAAATATTTGAGTGACAAAATCAACCACTTGTGTGTCATCTACGTTGCTTGTTTCTGTATTTGTGTTGTCTGTTTCTGTATTGTCTGTATTGGTGGTTTCTATATTTGTATTGTCTGTTTCTGTATTGTCTGTATTGGTTGTCTCATTAACATCTTCAAAGTTTTCCAATTTATTTAATTCCAATTTACTCATTTTTATATTATATGTCTGCATTTTTTTTCACATAAAAGAGGACATACGCAAATGGTGTAACAATTAGTTTTTCGTCATTTACAGCTTGTACTTTCTCATCATTGCAAAAATACCACATATCTGCTTTTTTTACAAAACTAGTATAATGCCCGTCGTCATGATTGCCATGATGATTGCATATTCCTCTCAATTCAAAAATGTTGTCCGTTTTTTTATACCCATGCACGTATTTACGTAAATCCAATGTACAAGGAAAATCAATTTTCGTGTTTATTTTTTGACCATACATATCAGTCCGTTTGAGAGATATTATTAATACTTTAGGAAAACTCCAAAACCGGATATATTTACTTATGGCCTCTTTTTGTTTCGTATTTTCATTATACCAACTGTTGTCTCCATCCAATGTTTCGGCCTTGCAAAAATCGTCTAAACAATTGTATAAATCTTGTGGTTTTTCCGGCGTGGAAACATTTACACTCAAATTCAATACATAATATATTTCAGGGGTCATAGAGTGATTCGTATGTGGGCTCTCTAATCCATCAATAAACGAGACATATACTCCACTAAACAAATCCACCATTTCCGAATAATCTTTCTCGTATTCCTTTTTTAACATCCCATACACAACTATTGCTAAATTATCCGTTTCATTTTCACTATGGCCACTTACGCGGATTGACATGGTCCGTGCAATACAATTATGCAAACACTCAATGAAAAAGGTTAAAAATTCAGTTACATCTTCTTGTGTCTTTTCTAATAAAAAGGGACGATTTTTCTGTTTTGAGAGAGTTTGGACACATGATAAGAATCCATTTGGGCACAATACTTCTCCTGAGGGGGAGGCAGAGGTCATTACAAATTGTATTTCTTTCCATTGATTCCACAATTGGATTTCCGGTTTGGTGGAATTCAATGACCGTGTTTTTAAGATGGCTTTGTATAGTAAATCTATTTGCGAAAAGATTTGGATACATGCATTTAAATAACATGTATTTCCTAAATTTGATATCCCTTTAGGAGAGTTCTCCATAATTATTTTTACTTATATCCTATTTTTATGTTTTTTATACGTCATAATACATTAATTTCAATATAATGTATTATAAAAATGGAAAATGACTTAAATAACATATTGGAAGAAGCCTTTCAAAATATTATGCAACATCAAGGTCCCAGTATTTTTGAACATATTTCCAATCGTATGGGTGACTTATCTAACAATCCAATAAATATTACAACCAATAATTCCAGTGAAGATATGTCCAATAATCTTACAGAAGACATCTCTCAAAACACTATAAATACACCTATATTGACATCAAACCAAAATCAGAATCAGAATCAAAATGCCGAACGAGCATATGAACTTATTGATGAGTTTTCATTGAGATGGTTTAATCAAGTAAGTGCTTATCAAACCAATATGAGAGATTATAACAAAAACATGTTACAAATGAATCGCATAAGTAGCAATTTATTGAGGGCAATCGTACAAGACTATACGGCTTCACCTAGTTTAGTGGGTATTGCACAACCACGTGTGGAAATACAGGGGTTTTCCGTTCCTATACCGAATCCTATGGCCATGATGACATCTTTTAATTCTGAAACCACTCCTTCATTCCCTACTATATCTCAAATATTAAATGCAGTGGAATTATTTATTTATAATGATGACAACCAAATTCGTGTTAATGAGACAAGATGTCCGATTAGTTTAGAAGATTTTACTATAGGGGATGAATTGTGTGAAATTAAGCATTGCCGTCATGTATTCAAATGGACGTCTCTCCAATCGTGGTTTTCTAGGAACAACCATTGTCCGGTTTGTAGATACGATATTAGACAAGAAGATTCTTAATATACTATATATGATTCAAGATAGTATATTATTGTTAAATAAATTAGACCGGGTTTATAGTAAATATTCCAAGCACCTCCCCCGTGTTTCTTTCTCAAAAGAAGGTGATTCGTTTTTAAAATACTTGTTTCGTGAATTAATTAACAATGAGAAGCAATTCAATTTAGAAAAAAAAGGGTTCACAAAAACAGTCATTGACCATTTGCCTAAATCATCGGATTATAATTATATTCATGGCTCATTGAGAGAAACCATTGAAAAATCGTGTCCGAAGAAAATACAATACACATTTGCATTAGAACATAGGAACTATAGTGTATTCATGTGTTGTCCTACAAATATGTCGGATGATTGCATTGAGACTCGGTTGAAAAAGATGTATATGTTTCTTCGTATTGTGAATCCATACGTGTCTCGCAACTGTTCCAATAGTGTTCATGTATATTTGTATTTTATTGCCACTAAAAAAATGTTGCCTACATTATCTAGTGACCCTATAGACCAAATCCATGTAAATACGGCGTTTACAACCACCTGTCAGCCCCATACAAATGTACATATATTTAGAGAGGAAGAGTGGTTTCGTGCCTTTGTGCATGAGTCGTTTCATAATTTGGGGTTGGATTTCATATTGATTGACGATAAATTGAAGAATCAAATGGAAAACCGTATTAAGGTGATTTTTAAAATTAATATTGCGGATATCCGATTTTATGAAACGTATTGTGAAATGTGGGGCGAATTGTTCAATAATATGTTTATTTGTCATATGAATCATAATAAATTGAATGCCAAAATGAAGGCATTGAGAGAAATATTAATGTATGAGCAATTGTTTTCGTTTATGCAATGCGTGAAAATATTGAACCACAATAAATTGAAATACGAACAATTGTATTTGGAACATTATGCGAAACAATACAATGAGAAAACGCAGGGGTTTTCGTACTACATTTTGAAGTGTATTTTGATGTCACATGTGTCTCAATTTATTGATTTTTGTGCATTACAACACAAGGACCATAGTGGATATCACTATAGTGTAAACTTTAGGAAGAACATGAATACATTGACGAAATATACGCAATTGATTGAAAACAATCATGATTCGGTGACAATGAAAAATGGGATTTCTATTATGGAAAAGGAATTGGCAAAAATGAAGGGGTTTGCGAAAAATACATTGCGTATGAGTCTTATACAATTGGATTGTTGATAATCATATAAACGGATTTATTGTGTTATAAAAAAATGGCAATGATGTCTACTACACAAGAAGTGGATGTTCGTTTTGACGGTGAGAAATATAACATACATGGCCCTTATTATTTGGTTCGTATTGGAGTAAAAACGATACAACATGGTGAGGATTTATGTTATGAAGTGGTTTTCAATTATAGTTTTGAGAGGAATTCGGCTACATTGGGTGATATGGAATTTTTCAAAAAGAATTATCATCCATTTTATAGAAGAGGTGAAAAGGAATGTGCGTCGGATTTGCAATATGGTGGTATGATAATTAAGAATGCAATGACTACGATGATGATTGATTATTTGTTAATGGAAGATGATGTATTGAGAAAACGGAGTGGTTGTAATAATCCGCAAAAATATAGGAAAAGTATAATGTTTTCGTTGTCGTACTTTTGGGGGAACCTAGGTTCCCCCATACCCCCCTCCTAGTGTATGGCGAGCGAAGCGAGCCATATATGGGTTATTATTTATATCATAAATAGGTGTAGTTTATGATATCATTATTGTGGTTCTTTTATTGTACTATAGTTTTGAAAACTTGGATTTTTGTTTTGGATTTTCCTAAAGTTTCTCGAAAAATTCAAAAAAAGATTCATATAAATTTTGAAAATTCCTAAAGTTTCTTGTTTTGATTTTTGGATTTATAGTTCTCTCAAAATGGATTTTTCAAAGAGCTTTAGGGAAAGTTTTTATATGTTTAAAGTCTGGAGTTATGGTTTATAGTGGGCTCGCTTCGCTCGCCGGTCAGTGTTGTATTGTCTCAATAAAATACAATAAATAAAACTATAATATTGTATTTTGTTTTCCTAAAGTTTCTCGAAAAATTCAAAAAAAGATTCATATAAATTTTGGTTTTTGTAATTCCATTTTCTCAAAAGTTTTCCTAAAGTTTCTTGATTTTTCCAAAAGAGGATTCATGAATTTTTGATTTTATAGTTCTCTCAAAATGGATTTTTCAAAGAGCTTTAGGGAAATGTTTTCATCAATTATGGTTGTATGGGGTTATGTATAGTGGGCTCGCTTCGCTTGCCGGTAGTCACAATCAATCTCAATCAAATACAATAAATGAAACTATAATATTGTATTTTTGTTTTTCCTAAAGTTTCTCGAAAAAATCAAAAAAAGATTCATATAATTTTTGGATTTTACAATTGTATTTTCTCAAAAGTTTTCCCTAAAGTTTCTCGAAAAATTCAAAAAAAGATTCATATAATTTTTGGATTTTGTAATTCCATTTTCTCAAAAGTTTTCCTAAATTTTCCCTCGAAAAAGTCAAAAAAAGATTCATATAATTTTTGAATTTATAGTTCTCTAAAAATGGATTTTTCAAAGAGCTTTAGGGAAAAGTTTTCATAGTTTTTGAATTTATAGTTCTAGATATTGTGGCTTGCTTCATACAAACTACATATGGCTCGCTTCGCTCGCTAAAACCCTCGCCGAAAAACCCCGAAAGCAAAAAACCCTGAAAGCAAACCCCAGGAGGGGGGTATGGGGGAACCTGGGTTCCCCCAAGGGTTCCCCCAATATAAAGTTGATTTTTTACCACTACATCTATAGTTACAAAAATACAAACAAAATTAGACAATGGGAATTAAAGGATTAAATCGTTATTTAAAAAGACAATGTATACGTAGCATAACTCCAATAAATATCCAAGATATTGAAAATAAAACCATCGTAGTAGACACTAGTATTTATATGTATAAATTCTTGGAACAAAACACATTACTAGAGAATTTCTTTACTATGATTACCGAAATGAGACACTATAACATCCAATTATTGTTTATATTTGATGGCATGCCAGACGAATCCAAAATGCCCATTTTATGGGAACGCGTATATCAAAGAAAAGAAGCATTACAACAATACAAAACATTAAAAGCCGAATACGAGACCAAAACCGAATCCAATACATTAACCGCCATAGAACAAGACACAATCTTAAAACAAATGGAACAATACAAAAAATCATCTACACGTGTGAAAGAAAAACACATCAAAAAAGTAAAAGAATTATTGGACGCCATGAATGTATATTATATGGACGCTCCCATGGAAGCCGATACATTCTGCGCCTATTTTGTCAATCATGATTACGCATGGGCATGTATGAGCGACGATATGGACATGCTCACCTATGGATGCAAACGTATAATACGCGAATGGTGTATTACCAAAAAGAAAGGCATGCTATATGATTACAATAAATTAATAAACGAACTACATATACCTGATAACCAATTCCGCCATGTATTGTTATTACTCGGAACAGACTACCATAGAGACATGAACGAGGAAGAAATCATGCCAGTAGACCGCGTATTTCACTACTATAATGCATATACAAAAGGACAAGAAAATCAATCGTTTTATAGTTGGTTACAAGAAAAACAAAAAATAACGCCAAAAAACAAAGAAAAACTAGAAGCGATATATTTAATGTATGATTTAAGTACAATAGACCCAAACACAATAAAAAATATTCATAAAACACACCCAATACAACAATATAACGTATTGCAAAATATATTAGGGAAATATGGATTTATATTTTAAACATTAACACGTATAAGAAAATACAATACTATTGTATATGAATGAACTATACAAAACTATATTATTGAGATTTTTTATTGGAGGAACTATTTTGTCCGCATCAACCATTTTAGCGAATATGAGCAATCCCCTATTGGCAGGGATTATAGTAACCGTACCCTTAGAATTAATCAGTTTGTTTTTCGTAAAAGGAAAACAAAGAGAGGATTATGCGTTATGCATTTTAATTATGTCCATTGCCACCGTATTTCCTGTATTGTATTATTTTGTCATTATGGGGAAAACCGGATTATCCCCTACATTAGAAATCGTAACCAGTTTCGGTATATGGTTATTATGTAGCGTAGCGGTGATGAGTTGCCGTTCTACCATATTGGACGCATCCAATAAAATGTCGTAATTATGCACCACCGGTCAATGAAGCCAGAAAACAGCCTTTGAAGTCTTGAATACCGGTGTGTATTAGATTTATAGTTAGGTTTACGTATATTTTCCCGCCCATATTTTTCCATCTTTGAGAAAACAACCAATCTTCTGAATAATAATGCTTGTTTTCAACTGCGCAATCAAACAATGCATACGCATGCTCTTCTTCTTCTTTTTTCAAAAACCCTATGTCGTCTATATATTTCGTGGATGGGAATGCCTTTTCCATACATTCAATGGTTTCACGTCGTATCATCATAAATCCAGTTGCTAAATGTCTCACTTCCACTAAATTATTGACTACTTGTATTGTACCATTTTCACTAGGTACAGGATTATAATTGTATCGCAGCAATTGGTGTTGTATAATATTTTCATCTGTAATTCCGGTTAATATAGGTTGTTTAGAACGTGCGTCTCTCCATTTTGTAATTATTGATGGGTCACTAAGACGGTCAAAATGGAAATGTTTTAAAGGATATACTCCTCCGACCACATATTGATTAGAGATGATTAGTTTAATGACATCTACGGGTTCCCAAATAATGTCGGCATCTATAAAAATCATATGCGTTGTTTTTGGGTCAGTCATGGCACGGGCAATCAGATTATTTCGCGCACGTGGGACCAATGAGTCATTACGACAAAATTCGGTATATACATCTATATTGTACTTTTTACACAAGTTTAATGTTCTAATGAGACACAATACATAATTTACATAGCACACTGAGCCGTAACATGGGGTCAATATATACAAGGTGGGGTTGTGTTTCTCAACATAAGCTTTTACATTCGCTTCAAATGCTTCCATTTTTGAAAGAAATACAATATGTGTATTTATCTTCTTTTCTAGAGAAATATCATAATGAACCATATTCCCAATGAATTGATTTTACATATTTCATCGTATTTAGACCCTAAATATGATAATATCAAACAAAATCGCATTCGCTGTATATGTCACACAAAAAATAGTAATTATACACGTGTTTGTAAACGAAAGCCAAAGTACAATGGATTTTGTATAGTTCACAATTCAATAGATATGGTTGATAAGTTGTGTTGTCTAGCCGTATAACCATTTTTTCATATCTTTGTGACTGCGATTTCCATTATAATAATCAATGGGCGAGCTTTGTTTTTTCAATCGGAAAATGGTAGGAAAGCCACTGGTTTCTAAATTGGTATTGTATTTCTCATTGAATTGTTGTACTTGATTTTCGTGGTCTTCGGCGATATCATGCAAAGGGACTGAGACGTTTTTGCATAATGTGTTCCAATCCTTTTGCATATTTCGGCAATGGATACATTGGTCGGAATAGACGTGTCCAAAAACGATGGGTTTAGAGTTTTTTCTTTTAGGTGTATTGGGTCTGCGGTTTTTTCCACCTTTAATTGTTCTTCTGAGTTTTCCTTGTGATTTGTTTCCTTTTTTTGACGCGTGTTTCATTATATACTATAAAGTGAGTTTTTTCTATAGTGCTAAATATATATATAGAAGCATGAAACCAGCGATGAAAATATTTCTCGTTTTTTTATTATTATTATTTGCGCTCGGTGCGGCTTTATGTCTCAACCCGAGTGTAAATAAGGAGAATATGGAAAATATGTTATCAGATAATGAAGTTGTTCCTTTAGAACATGTATCAGGGCCGGTCGGTGGTTGTCCCAATTTATTAATACGGTCTGGTAGTCAATTGATGCTGCGCAATACACAAGCACCACCAAGTGATACAAATCCGTTGATTTTTAATAGTTTAGACGAATATTTAGATTTTTTGGCCGAACAACGAAAAAATGGTATCCGATGTCCTGTATTGTTTTTGCAAGAAGAAAATAATGCGCAAGGGCAAACGGTTTATAGAATGAGACCTAGTCCAACAAATATGGACGGCGGTGTTCCTACAGAACCGGTACAAGTCGCGGATGGGTCTCGGGACCGTCCACCATACAACGAAAATCAATATGCGGGGTTTGACCCTTATGGTTTTCATATAGGGCAATATACGGAGTTGGACGTGATTCATGATTCTACATCTAGTGCGAAAGTAAGCGACAATCCAATGGACCCAAATTGGGGAGGTGTTCAATATAGTAGAGAATCGGTGGAGAGTGGTAAATATGAAGGCCGTGAAGTAGGGAAGCCCGGTTTGGTTCCTAAAGTAGTAGAAATATATAAATAAATATTATAGTATGAAATTTAGAGACAAGACGAAACGTGATGTATCAGTGGGTTCCATAAGACACGACTTAAAGAATTATGCGGGTTCATTGTTTAAAGGTTTTAAAAAAGACGAACAAAAGGGGATTCAATTTATGCATATTGTGTTTATTGCGATTGCTACTTTGTTTATCTGTTTTATGATGTATAAACATTTTGGGGGAACCTAGGTTCCCCCATGCCCCCTCCTAGTGTTGTGCGTGTTTGGTTGTGCGTGTTTGGTTTTGTGGGATTATTAAAAATATAAATAGAGTGTTTTATATTTTTTGGGTTTATTGTCAAGGGCTCGCCCTATACAGCAATACAATATTATTTCACAACAAATGGCTCGCTTCGCTCGCCTTCAAGTAGGGGCATTTTAACCTCGTTCTTCCGTTTTTGTTTTTCCCATACATAAGTCGCTCGTTTAAAGTCCGTGGCCAATCCCATAACGCCCATCATATCTAAAAAAACTTTTGTCCAATTTCGTTGTTTGTCCCACCCAAATTCCGAAGCCGCGTAATCAAATGGATATTTGTGATGCCAGTTGTGCCATCCTTCTCCAATCGCCACCACTGACACAAACGCATTTTCTGTCGCATGAATCCTTTTATCATATGGTCGGTCTCCAAACATATGCGCCAACGAATTCACACACCACGTAAAATGCAATACCGCCACATACCGTAAAGTTCCTGCGACCCACAATGCTCGCCAGAAGTCTTCCTCCCACCCTACTGAGGCGACATACGCCGGCATCAAAAAACACATTGCCAAGGCAAACCAAGGGTCCACTGACCTCTGAAACATCACCACAGAATCTTCCGCCAAATCTGCATACGACAACCGCGCTCCTGCTGTGACTACATCCGGGTGTTTCTTCACAAACAACCATCCTACATGAGAAAACCAAAATCCCCGTTTCGCGTTGTGCGGGTCGGCATCCGTTTCTGCATGTTTGTGGTGCACGCGATGGTCCCGCGCCCAATGATAAATCGTCCCTTGATTCGCAACCGAATTGCATAACATTAACCCTACACGTAACCCATAGGACGCTTTGTAGGAACGATGTGCCCATAGACGATGGGCTCCAGCGGTAATGCCTAAACCACTAATTGGCCACAAAGCCAATGCCCACAATAATGTATACCAATGGCAGTTCCCCAAAAATACCTGGTACCCTCCATAGGCCGCAGCCAAGTGCATCAGCCCAATGTATAAAATCATAGGAGTATTGTATCTAGTTGTAACAGTCGTAGTCATATGATAGTGTAAGAGAAACTACACTTATATACAAATTATCAGGAAAATACTTTCTAATAATAATTTCATATATATTGTTTTTTATTATAGTGAACTTCATAAGAATTATTTAAAACATATACACCAACAAATGGCTCGCTTCGCTCGCCGCAGACACCAAACCCCCAAACCACACACCCAACACCAAACCCCCAAACCACACACCCAACACCAAACCCCCAAACCACACACCAAACCCCCAAACCACACACCAAACCCCCAAACCACACACCCAACACCAAACCCCCAAACCACACACCCAACACCAAACCATACTCAAGGAGGGGGTATGGGGGAACCGAGGTTCCCCCACTGTAATATATAATTCTTATTGTAATATTGGATTAACGTGTTTATAGATGGTATCATAATGAAATTTATATTTCCAATATTTGGAGCAACTTCCATAAATACCGTACGTATTTTTTTTATAGTTTTATAAAAATCATTAAATTTTTTCATATATATGTTACGATATTCTCGTATTTTTTCCATATCTTGTGGTATATGAATCCAACTATCCAAATGCATATATAATTGCAAATACGTGTTTTTTAAATTACATTCTGGCTCTTTAGTAGGAACCTTTTTATGAGACAAAATGTCTTCAATATGGTTAATAAATATTGTTTCTTGAAGGGATGGTATATTATTACTAGTTTCCATTGTAAATACAATATAGTACAAAGAATGTATTTATATGGTTTTTGTATTAAGATGGCTCGCTTCGCTCGCCTCCGCCACCTAAATAATTACACAATGCAACCACCAACGTTTTAGAGATTTTGCGTGGTTTATCTTTACCAATCGTTATAGTACTCAATTCCTTTGGATTATGTTTGGCCAAATGAATGACTTGAGAGAAATCCCCTCCAACTTTCTCCATAATGGCTTGTGCGGTATTGTGTTTTATACCTGGGATTTGACATAAAAAGATTTCACCAATGTTTTCCGGCGTTATATTTCCTTTTTTTTCCTTTTTGACAAACTGACTATACGACGGCACACACCCATCCAATGGGGATGACGAAGCCGATACCTCAAAACGATGTCCTTTCTCATATTCCCTAAAAATCTTATCACAACACGACAATACTTGGTCTACACTGTCATTAACATGTATAGTTCTCCATATATGAACATTTTTGAAAAAGGCCAGCGTGAGTCATGGACGACAAAACTAGTTTCTTTTCGTCTAGTCTCAGTTGACTCATTATACCTTCAATTAAATAAACGATTTGAGAATTTTTATAGTTGTTTAATAACCGATGGCTTTGTTCGCTATAACGTCCATCTTTAATGGAATGCAATAAATCGGCAAACGTTTTTCGCTCCCAAATTAATAATTTTTCGTCATTATAGTGAATCTCCAAATCGCCTAAATCTAATTGCTGAACCACTAAATCAATATGAGGATGAAATTCCAGTTTTTCACGTACGGTTTTTATAAAATCATGCTCTCGTGCATCAACAACTAATTTCATTTTTTCACTAACAATGAGACATAAATTGTTTTTATGTGAATGTTATAAAAAAACAATTTATTGACGTGCGCCAATGACGAGTCCACGAATACCTCCGGCAAGGGGAGATACACCGATTTGGTGTGACTGTAGTGTTTGTGTAAATACAAGGGATTGTTTGTGGTTCTTATAGCTTCTTGCAACGGATGCAGAAATGTTTTCACGAGGAACAAGGCCCATTTTCTTGGACCCACCTCCTTGGTTTTGATTGACTAAAGTACCTCTTGAAAGTGCAACTTTTGAGCTGTATGGCATTATATACATTCTAAATATAATTTTTCTGGCCGACCATATTAAAAAATTGAATTTAGAAGTGATTTAAATAGTTTTTTATAGTTATCATACAACATCATTTAGAATCATGAACAATAGAATTAAGAGAGACGACGATGTTGTCTGTGAAAAAATCAATGGGTCAGAAACATATGTTTTTGACCCATATAATCCCCTAAATAAAGAAATAACCTGCGGCCGAAGTTCAAAACTTATTGGCTAAATACAATGTACTCACACCTATACATCATTTTGTATTGTATAATCGTGCATTTGTTCACCGGTCATATACTAGACGCCCTCATGCATGGAACGAACAAAACAACATTACAATTGTGCCTAAACCAGAATATTGTCGCGAATTGTATACGAAATCCAATGAACGACTGGAGTTTTTAGGGGATGGTGTATTGGAATGTATTGCGAAATTTTATTTATACAAACGTTTTCCTAAAGCGGATGAAGGATTCATGACCGATACCAAAATTGAATTAGTGAAAAATGAAACAATTGGTCGTATTGCCATGGAAATTGGACTACATGAATGGTTTATGATTTCTAAGCATACCGAAGGTAAAAACTTACGTATTAATCATAAAAAATTAGGATGTTTATTTGAGGCCTTTGTAGGGGCATTGTTTTTAGATTTCAATCGTGTGGTGATTCAAGACGAAGCACATTGGTTTGATACGATGTTTCAATGCGGACCTGGCTTTCAAGTGGCGCAATTGTTTGTGGAAGCGGTTTTTGACAAACACATTGATTGGACGAAGATAACCAAACAATCGGACAACTATAAAAGACCATTGCAAGAATTATTGCAAAGTGAATTCAAAACGACTCCGCATTTGATGGAAATCTCTTCGTTTAATCAAGAAACGGGTTATCGTATGGGAGTTTATTTGTGTTTAGGTCAAAATGTGCATGGTTTGCATCATGAAAATGCAATGCATTATAGTGAGGCGAAATCGTTTTACAATATTCATATGGTTATGGCAAAACAACAAAAAATATTTGTATTTTTAGGGGAAGGTCAACATAGAATCAAACAAACATCTGAACAAATGGCGTGTAAAGACGCGATAGAAAATGTGAAACTGTTTACGGATTTTAGTACAGTGATTGATAAAGTTCAACAAAAACATAATGCATACGGTGGTGGGGGAACCCAGGTTCCCCCATAACCCCCTCCTGGGGTTGGTTCGGAGGTTGGTGCGAGCGTAGTGAGCACATATAATGGTTGGTGCGAGCGTAGTGAGCACATATAATGGTTGGTGCGAGCGTAGTGAGCACATATGATGGTTTGGCGAGCGTAGCGAGCACATATAATGGTTTATTTTTTTGTATGTTTGCGCTCGCTTCGCTCGCGCCGTTTTCGGGTTTGTTTTCGTTTTTTACATCTACCACCACGTCTTGTTTTTTTAATTGAATAACCATAAACGGGGTCCAATTGATAATGCCCTAAAGGATATATGTATTGGTGTTTTGTATCGGTTACAAAATCACCAAAAATGGCTACTTCTTCGTGAAAATGAAGATTGGGGCTATGACAATATCCAATGATTGTTTTATCAACAAACATGTTATCCAATACTCCATTCAAATATAGTGTAAAATTTAAATCATCTATCATAGTAGAATCACGTATTCCCGATTTATCGTCATATCCATAGGATTTATAAATGCCTTGCATCATATCGTATGTAAGATTGGGGTCAAAATCATCACTTTTGATTTCATCTTCAATTAATGGCATAATCAAGTCCAATAATCTCATATTTAACGGATGATTATTTGGGTTGTTGCCAATAGTCTTTGTCATATCAGACAAATTCAACAAATAAAGGGGTTTATTGTTAGCCATTTTATCGCGCATTTTATAGCATACCAAATCTCTTATGTCTCCTTCTCTAGATTTCATATATTCCTTTATTTCATTTGTCATATTATCATCACGAACACGTTTTGTGGATTTACGTTCTTCTGGAACTAAACTGCGTAAATAGTGCGGTCTATTCCCTGTATATGTATTGTACGCTGAGTTTCTAGAATATTTTTGGGCTGTACGTAAAGAACCAAACCATAATGGATACTCCGATACAATCTTCATATTATCCTTAATATGTTTACGTTCGGCACTTCTACAAATGACCGAACTAAATTCGCTTGGAGAAATCAGTGCTTTTTCAATTTCGTTTTTTGTCATAAAAATATTCACTTTTGGAGATAACAATGCACTAAGAAAATTCATATAAAAATGGCGTTGACTATATATTTATAGTGATACTAAATATATAGATACTATATATAGATGAAATTCGGATATTTTTCAGGAAAACCAACGATTCCACGTATTACAATACCTAATTATCGCATAAGCAAATCATTGCTAAAAACAATACAAAAACGTTTTCAATTATAATATTTTATTGCAATTGCATTTTTACTTTAAACTTTCTTGGCGTTGTTGTACCAAGAGGAACCAATGTATCTTGATTTCCATTTGGACTCATCGTAACTACATACGACAATGTATCTCCGGCTACAAATGGCATTTTATAGACGCCTGGTTGATTTACTGTATCTACTGCATAATTAGCCAAATTTGAACCTTCAAACCGTGTTGTTACCACATTCATCAATTGTTGCAATATTTCTCGGGTTACATTCTTAGTGCCTGTAACATTGTCGTCAAAATAATAACTTCCGGACGAACCCAATAAGTCACCGTCTGAACCTGTCAAACCAACACTAGAAATGGTAGTAGAAATATTGGTCGCCACTGTCAAACACTGACTATCCAAATCATTACGTACATCAGTTTCATTGTTAAATAAATCCACTGCCAAATGAGTGCCGAAAAAGATGTTTGCCAAATGTCGCAAAAAGGATTCGCTTATGGTTTCTCCATTAACAAACCCACCATCGGCCAACGATATAGTACCGTTGGTGGTGGCATTTAAGTCGGCAATAATCGTCGCCCATTTGGTAGTGTCTACAAAGTAATGAATGTCGTCAGATGCGTCAGTAGCAATATCGCTATCGGTTTTGAAATAAAAGGTTTCGGACAATGCACTGGCGGTTGGACCCGTGCAAGAGACAGTGGCATCAAACGTTACGGTAGGTGCGCTGGTAGCAATGGTTAATGCCGATGCAAACAATGACTCATTTAAGTGGTTGGTAAATAATAAATCGGCATATACAAGATTTAAAGAATATTGGACCGAACCGAGTATTATAGTGCCACCATCGTATTCGTATTGGGTTAATGCTTCTTGGGTTACTGTGCCTTCACTTGTTACTATAGAATAAGTGGTAGGACCTATTTTGGTAACTGAAACATTTTCTTTGAGAGTAGGCAATGTAATGGAATCGTTTTCGTCCATTAATATATACAAATCGTTACTTAATGCTTCGGATTTAGATACAGCGGCACTGTTAATACCAGAGGAAACACTGGATGCTACACTGAGGACAATGGTGTCTTTGTTAAGGTTTTCGCTATAACCGGGAAGAACGGCACCTTTCTTGATTTTTAAACGTTTTCCACTTAAGGTCTGTGAATTGTCGTACATGAACTTTTCAACCATATTACGTGTATAGGCACGTTTTTCAGTTGTAGTTGTTCCTACCACAGCTGTATCTGTTAAATCAGAAGTAGTGAGAGAATCCATTTCTACATTTGTCCCTCCAACAACGGAATTTGTAACTACGGATGCTTCTACTGCTGCAATTGTAGGTGCAGAAGACGCGTCATAAGCATAATAATACAAATCTCCAGAGAAATTAGAACTAAGCGTTACAGTTATTTTATTTCCGTTTGTTACTGCGGTGTTGTTTCCATGTGGTCTCAAATATTTAATCATATCGTTTATTTTACGTCCAAATGCCAACGGATAACCAGTATTGGATGCATCCGATTGGTCAAACACATAAGACAATCCTGCAGAAAAACCAGTACCGTTCGTAATGGGTGGATTAAATACGTATGCTCCATTGGAAACAGTGACATTTACACCTAATTGAGCCACAAAAGTAACACCTCTGGCAGAATGGGTATTGTAAAAGTTGATGTAATTGGTTTCACTGGCTACCGCGGCATCCACGTATACGGTTGCATTAGCGGGCATTCCCATATGTTGCAAATCAGGGAAATTTGAGCTATGTTCAATGGTTATTGATGTTGCATAACCAAATGTACCTCCGCCTTTGTTACCTGATGCAAATGTGGTTAATGACGAGGGTAAAGTAATGATTTTCAATTTACTACAACCTGCAAACGTAGATTTATCAATAGAAGTAATACCATTCAAATTAACGGTTTCTAGTGCAGTACATTTGTAAAACATTCGGGTGCCCAGTGGACCAGCTCCGTTAAATGTGACGGTGTGTAACCCAAAACATCTTGAAAAACTGTCAATATTTGGTCCGGCAACGGTACCATTAAATGTTACTGTTTCTATTTTGGGACATCCTGAGAAAGCACTACCTAATGCTACTCCGTCTCTTAAAACGATATCTGGACCAATATTCGCTTTTTCAAACGACTTTGAACCAAGTGCAGTAGCTTTTGATAAATCAATACTACACAAGGCTACATTTTTACCAAGTTCACCAAACGCGTTTGAACCAAAACTAATTGAAGCACAATTTTCTAACCCATATACCGCGGTACATGTCTGGTTAAACAACATTGCGCGTAGTGAAAAAGTAGTTATCGTGGATGGAAAGGTTACTGTGTTTGTTCTAGTGTAAATCATAGCATTGGTTCCCAAACCAGTTACATTGTAGGTAACCCCGCTAATTGTTACCGTTTGTGGTATCACTACATCAACAGAACTGTTTACTCCCGAGGTACCGGTAACAGTACCATTACTAAAAGAAATGTTATACGAATTACCATTTCCATCGGTATACGTATTGGTTATGCTCGCAAATAAGGACGAATAATTCCCAATTGTGCTATTGAAATAAATGGTTTTGATGTTTTCCATGGTGCTTTCCATAACCCAATTACCACCGTATTTCAAGTTTCCGGTGTTGTCATTAGACGCTCCAATAACCACATTGGTATTTTCTTCTAAATAATCATAAAACCCAGTCCATAATGGGTCCAACAATGAACGGCACGCCAAAAAGTCAATATTTTCAACGTTAAATGTTTGAATTAAATTGATGAAAAACGCTTTGTTTTCCTCACTATACAACAATTTATCAAAGAAATAAGGGTTTAAACTATAGTGTTGTACGATTACAATACGTTTGATTTTGGTAAAACGTGTGGACAACATGGTAATCAAATGATTTCGTACGCTTTCAAATTCGTATCCGACCGGAAAAGTTTTGTCATTTGCGTATTGTGCAAATGTCTCAAAACTGTCATGATTGTATAACATGACGTTTTCACAAGAGGAACAATTATGGTGTACGTCGTAAAAAAAATTAGACATATTTATACAATAAAATTATAAAAAATCCCTAAACGTTTTTCATAATTGCAAATTGGCTCTTATTTTATCCTTTAGTAATTCAATCTTTGCCACCATTAAATTATCTGTTTTATAAGTTGCACTCATATTGTCCAACCCCGTCATAATTCCTTGCAACTCGTTTTTTATAGTTTCTTTATCGTATATTTGACCTTCTGTATAATTGCATAAAAATAACGCATCATTCACTATATTGGAAATAAATGTGATGGTAAGCTCGCGATTATCGGCGGTATACCATCGTCTCAATGGTTGCGCTAAACGATTGTCTATACCAATAATTCCATTAATGACAATCATTTTGTCGTTTTGTTTGATTTTCGCAATCATTTTCAAATTTAAAATAATATCTTCGGTATTTATTTCATCGTCAATCATCATAGTAAATATATAAGCGTCGTTTTTATATTTATTCAAATACTGATATTATTGTATGTATTTATTTTATACATACCATGAGTAATTCCGTTATTGAACCTTTTCGGCCAATGGATGTGTTGAAAGAAAAACCCATACCAGAACCGTTTTATGAGGAAAAAAATCAGAAAACCCCAGAAGAAGGCCTATTACTCAATAAATTATTAATTTCGTCTTTAGACTCTCATCAATTTTTAGACCGTCAAATCATTTTAAATCGGTTAAAAACAAATGGGTTCCTTGTACGGCCATGCCAAGAAGAAGAAACCCCTCCTTCTTTACAAGACGCCATTCCTGAACCCGCGGATGTTCATGTAGAAGAAGAAGATGATGATGGAGTGATTGTGGAACGCGAACACGACAAGGGCCATAAAATTAACAATAAAATCGTATTGGAAGAAGAAACCGATAAATCATTGACTATAGAAAGTGACGCGGCGGAAGACCCGACCATTAAAACAAAACAAGTCTCATTGCCTAAAGAACAACACTACAATGTAGAGAAAGTCAAACAAGAATTGTTATACGACGACAAAACGGTGTTTATAGTTTGTAACGAAAAGAAAACCCAAAAACCACCTGGGAAAGAGCCTAGTGAATCTATCGCCAAGGACCGCGTGGCCGAATTTGACGCTTTAGCCAAAATCCCCGATTGGAGACAAAAATTGTGCAATAATTATGAGGTTTCATTTATGTTGGACGAAGTCCAATGGAAAAACGTTGACCACTATTTGATTGCGTCCAAATATCGGAAATCCGAGTTGGCTAAAGTATTTGTTCATTACGACAAAGCCCTAGAAATACAAAAAACGAAGAAATACGACGGCAAAAAAGTCGCCATTGACGAAGACTATAAAGAACGAGAAAAACGCGAAATTTATCACGCGTTGTACGCCAAGTTTACACAAAACCCCGAACTTGCACGCATTTTAGGAGCTACCCAAGACGCCTATTTAATGTATCGCGTCAATAGCAAAACGAAAGAAGAATTCACCGAATTAATGTGGTTACGACAAACATTGAGAGAATACATTCAACACACGCTGAAACCGCTCTCCGAAGAGGCGTTGCCTCTCCGCGAACGTGCGACAGCGGCTACAACTTCATTAAAAGACGTTTCTATAGGAAAATACGCGGTGCAAATGCCGAAATACGACCCAGATGTATTGCGCGTATCGTCTCACTATATGAATAATCGCAACGAATTCTTAAAGAATTTAAATGATATGTTTGGCAAATTGAAACATAGTACACCGTCTAGTGGGTTTGATTTAATGGAACATCAACGTATGGTATTGAACTATATCCATCATGACCGACCCTATCATGGAGTATTGGTATATCATAATCTAGGTACCGGAAAGTCGTGTACGTCTATTGCCGTCGCAGAAGGTATGAAACATGAGAAACAAGTGGTGGTCATGTTGCCGGCTTCATTGAGACCCAACTATATGTCGGAATTGCAAAAATGTGGGGATGTATTGTACAAACAAAACCAGCATTGGGAATTTGTCTCAGTGGAAGGAAAACCCGACTTGATTCCAGTATTGGCGAAAGCGTTATCTATGACCACCGACGAAATACGGAAGAAAAAAGGGGCCTATATGGTCAATATTCACGAACCCCCGAATTTCAAAAACTTGTCGCCATCTGACCAACAAGCGATACAAACTCAAATTCACCATATGATAACTCAGAAATACAAATTGATAAGTTATAACGCCAATAATCTAAATACTAAAATCAACGAATTGGGCAAAGGAAATAAAAATCCGTTTGACCATAGTGTAGTTGTATTGGACGAAGCCCATAATTTTATTAGTCGTATAGTTGGTAATTTGAGACGAAAGAAAAAGGCCTCTCAATCGGTTTATATTAAACTATACGACCAAATGATGAAAGCGAAAGATTTCCGTATTGTGATGTTGTCGGGTACACCGATTATAAATCATCCACAAGAATTAGGAGTGATGTTTAACTTATTGAGAGGCGGTATTTTTACATGGAAACTAGAAGTCAAAGGGGCAATACAAAATACGGAACAATTGAAGAAATTGTTGGACAAAAACAAATGTGCCACATATGATTTTATTGACTATAAGCACGGTAAAATTACGTTGACGAAGAATCCGTATGGGTTTGTGAATGTCAATGCAAAACCGGTTGCGCAAAACCAGACACGCAGAGTGGACATTAATATGGAGATTAAACACAAAAACAACAAAACGAGAAAGCAACAAGGAGGGTATGGCGAATATGGAGTGAAAGTGGACAAAAAGGGGGATGTAGACAATGACGGGTTTTTGAAACAAGTCAAACACATTTTGAAAGACAATAACATTAATGTCGTTAAAGTGAACGAGACAATGGAAAAGTGTTTGCCGGACGACCAAGATACATTTACCAAAACATTTTTACAAGAAACGACCAACTATTCCGATTTGAAAGAAAAAGCGTCGGATTTATTGCATATTAACACATTTAGACGTCGTATTTTAGGTCTCACCTCTTATTACCGTACCACGAATGATGAGGTATTGCCGAAAATCATTAAAAATGGGGAAAACATGTATCACGAAATCCGTGTTCCCATGAGTGACTATCAATTTGAATCGTACGCGAAAATCCGCAAAACCGAATTGGAAAAAGAGAAAAAACAGAAAACAATGAGAGGTGTACAAAAGAAAGTCAACAATGGCGAGTTGTTTAATATGACTTCCACTTATCGCGTGTTTTCTCGTTGTTGTTGCAATTTTGCATTTCCAAACCCTCCTGGAAGACCCATCCCGAAAAAGGGCAATATGAAAGAAGACGATGGCGTGGATGAGTCGGCCATTGAAGATGCCACTCCGGTAGAACACGCAGAACATGTGGAAGACCATGACGAAGACAGTGACTACAATAAGAAAATCGCGGAAGCCATGGCGTTTTTGAAAGAAAACAAAAATACATTGTTTAGTCAATCTAAATTGTCTCAATACAGTCCTAAAATGTTGGAAATATTAAAACGATTGAAAAACCCAAACAATAAAGGTTTGCATTTGGTGTATAGTACTTTCCGTACGCTGGAGGGTATTGGTATTTTCCAACAAGTATTGCACGCACATGGATACCAAGAATTCAAAATCGCGAAAAAGGGTGACAAATGGGAGCTGGATTATACACCAGACGGCCGTTTATGTTATGCGCTTTATACGGGAAAAGAAGACCCCGAAATGAAAGAAATCATGCGTAATGTATTTAATGGGGATTGGGACGCGCCCAATGTACCGGAATCCATTGGTATTAAATTGAGAGAAATTGCATCCAATAATTTGTATGGTGAAATAATCCAATTGTTTATGATTACATCGTCTGGTGCAGAAGGAATTAACTTGAAAAATACACGGTTTGTTCATATTATGGAGCCATATTGGCACAATGTGAGACTAGAACAAGTAATGGGACGTGCTAGACGTATTAAGAGTCACGAAGGGTTGCCTCCTGAATTACGGACGGTACAGACATTTGTGTATTTGTCGGTAATGACGGAAAAACAAATGAAAGATGACAATTTCAAAGAAATACAAGTGAATGATTTGAGTAAATTGAGAGAAAATACGCCGGTAACGACGGATGAATTTCTATACGAAATCTCTCAAATGAAACAGAAAATCAACAGTCAGTTTTTATCATTGATGAAAGAAACGGCGATGGATTGCCATGTACATATTCAAGACCATAAGAAGGGGGAGAAATTGGTATGTTATGCGCCAGTGTCTGGACACAATACATTTGCGGATTATCCAGAATTGTCTAAAGTATTAGACGAAGACCAAAATGAACATTTGAGACAAAAAAAATAGGGTTTTGTTTTTTGATTTTTAATTTTTATTTTTCATCTTTTGATTTTTTGCTAAATAATTAATATTCCAAATATGAATTATTTTTTATTGTATTTTTATGTTTATGGTGTTTATGAATTTTTATTATTTTATAGACCTAAATAGTCAGACGATATTACGTATGCGTTTCATTTCATTTTTCACTTCCGCTAGACAATATTTACTACATATATGGAATGTTTCTCCATAAACGGTTTCCTGTATAGTATCAATATTGCAAAAATGGTCACAAAAATCGCAAAATATGCCTCGTTCGTCGGCTAAAAAGGGTAACGTACCTTGTTCCATATGGTTTAGCATTTCGTTAAATACACGTTCCATTTGTTTTTTGGATGGTGTAGATGGTTTTGTAAAAGGGATAATGAGTTGAATGTCTTCGGGTAAAAGAGCAAATATAGCGGCCATGATTGTATTTGATTTGTTGTATAGTTGAATAATGATTATAATGGTTAGTTGTCTTTTATAGTATTTAAATTCAACTTTATGAGAGTAATGTATATGAATTGTTGTTATTCTGTTGATTCGGTGGTAGAAGAAGAGGAAGATGATTGTCCTTTTTTATACGAAGAACAATTGTCAATATTGTATAAAAGCAATAGTAAACGATTGAGTGTGAATGTGGATAGGTATTTGTATTTGAAACGTCTGAGTAAAAACGATATTGCGTTGTTGTTTTATTTACACGGGAAAGGATATGATATGTATAGTAAATCCACGGAAGATATTATCCGAAAAATGAAAAAAGTCAAAAATCAATAAAAAGGAAATACTTAGAATATTTATGGAACGACAGAAACGACAATGCATAAAAAACCATCGCCACCAGAACCTCCATTACCTATTTTTTTGTTATTATTTCCGTTTCCTCCTTTTCCTCCACCTCCGTATCCTCCGTTTCCTCCAACGCCTGGATTTGATGGACCTACACTTCCATTACCGTAATAAGTTTTACCTCCAGCACCACCACCTCCAATATCGTAGGTAGTTCCATCAACAGTTAATTTAAAACCTCCTTGGCCATCTGTTTGATTAATATATGTATCGCCGCCGCTATCATACTTTACGGCTGCAGTGCCGCCATGATTAGAATTATAAGAATCGCCTCCTGTTCCTTGTGAGCCATCACCATCTAAGTTTACGTTTCCACCTGCACCACCAGTTGCCGTATATGTAGTGCCATTTATTGTAACAGTACTACTACCGCCTGTACCTCCAACGACATCTTCTGTTGTACTACCAGAACCACCTCCACCAATGCTGTAACTTATGGTATATTTCCCTGCTGTAGTGATTTCTTGTATCAAAATTTTCCCCCCAGCGCCTCCATTGCCTCCTGAAAACACGGACGCAGTACGTGCGTTTGAGCTCCCTCCACCACCGCCTCCAACCAATATAACAGTCATCTCTTCGCCAGATACAACAGAAAAAATTACATCATTACTACTAGCTCCTGCAGTGTGTACGATTAATTCTCTTCCTAAATTTATTGGTTCGTTCGAATATTGTGTTTAAATCAGAGCCATCTACTTCAAACCCTGTAGCGGAACCAGCGCCGCTTGATAGTGCGGCAAATATACTGCGTAAATCTGTACCCCCTACTTGGAATCCAGTATTGGAGCTTATTTGTGTTCCAAGTGATATGGGTTGAAATATTGTATTCAAATCGTCATCATTAGAGTTTTTAAAATTGGTTGCACTTGCCGCAGAAGCGTCTGCTGGTGCTAAAGTAATGTTGGACATTATATAACACCTTCTCTTATATAATGTTTTATAGATTATACCAATTAAGAATTTTTATTCAAAAGTCACAAAAAAAGAAGATTAACTACGCCAATATCTTAATATGTATTATTATATATCAATATCATGAAAATCCCCCTAAAATACATTCCTCGCCATTTGACACGCAAGGATTTCATAAAACAAAAAAGGAATATCACCAATACACGCAAATTGTACAATAAACAAATCTATAAAACCCGGCCAAAACTTAAATCTTACAAAAACAAAAAATCGTCACATGTGGAAAAGGCGAAAAAACTATACAAAGTAAACAATATCACCCCTTCCGCTGCTTTAGCAAAAGCGTCTAAATGCTCTCAAAATGGATTGCGACGCATCACCAAAAAAGGACGTGGGGCTTATTATAGCAGCGGGTCTCGCCCCAATCAAACCGCACAATCTTGGGCCCGTGCCCGTTTGGCCAGTGCATTGACAGGTGGTCCGGCATGCAAAGTGGATTTTCATATTTTAAAAGACGCTTGTAAACCGTCTAGTAAAGCCTTGAAAATGTGTTCGCGGAAAACCATATAAAACGTATTATGTATTTCATATTAAGTTTTATATTTTATTATAACTATGACGATTGACAGCAGTACTACGAACTTTCAACAAACCATAAAAATGCTATTGTTTGATAAATTTAAGACAAACAATCCGTTATTGGACACTATAATCACTACTTTATTAATTACATTATTCGGTCATGTATTGTTCTATATTGAGAAAATGAGCGATTTAAAATGGGATAGTGTCTATTACACCGTCCTTCATTTTTTCATAAAACCGAGCAAAATAATCATTTTTGGACAAAATAGTACATGCCCGACCCAATACGGAGAACTCTACGTTTCATCGGCATATAGTGACCGCTTCAATGCATTGTTAGATTTTATGGTAAAAAACGACAATACATCCATTTATGAAATGAAAGAATTGTTTTCCAATAAAGAAAATACCTATAGCGACATTAATACGACATCACAAGCCTTTTTAGTTTGTCAAACGCGGTATTTTACATTGGAACCGAATATTTATTGCACGATAAAAACGGAAATTGATTCGCAAGACGGAGAAAAAGTGAAAACGAAATTGGAAAAAATCACGATTGAATTGTTTTCCTATAGTTATAACGTATCGCACTTGGTCTCGTATGTAGACACGATTACGAAAAATTATAGAACAACAATTAGTAATGACCGCATTACCAAACAGTTTATTTATAGTGCCATGAAAACGACGTTAAAAGAAGACGAGAGTAAGTATAATTTATGGCAAGAACAAGTATTTCAATCCAACCGTACGTTTGAGAATCTGTTTTTGCTAAATAAAAAGGAATTGGAGGAGAAGATTGATTTTTTCCTAAATCATAAATCTTGGTATGATGAAAAGGGAATTCCATATAATTTAGGCATTGGATTGTATGGTCCACCTGGTACTGGGAAAACGTCTTTTATAAAAGCGTTGGCCAATAAAACGAAACGAGACATCATCTTGTTGCCATTGAAAATGATAAAAACGAAAACGGAATTGAATCAATTATTTTATGAAACGCGTTACAATAGAAACAACGAAGAAAATAGCAAGACATTTGACAAGAAAATCATTGTTTTTGAAGATATTGATTGTATAGGGGATATTGTCAAACGGCGCGATTGTGTGAATTCAGTGACACCTCCGTCTTGTGAATCGGATAATGAACTATTGTCTAAATTCCAAAAAACGTTGGTGGAATATCATTCATCGTCGTCATCTTCTAGTGTATTTGACCCGAAAATGTTTTTGTCAGACCCATTGACATTGGACGATTTTTTGAATTTATGGGATGGAGTGCGTGAAACCCCTGGACGTATTATTATTATTACTTCTAATCATTATGACGAATTGGACCCTGCGTTAGTACGTCCAGGTCGTATTGACATTACATATGAATTTAAAAATGTAAATCACGAATTATTGGAAGAAATGTATTTGCATTTTTATGGCAATCCATTGCCGAAATATATGTTGGAATTTATACCGGAATATGAGATATCTCCTGCGAAAGTAATGAATCAATATATGTGCAATAGAGACAATGGAATAAATTTCCTAAGATCGTTGTCGCGAACAACAACATAAGGGGTTATTATATAGGATGACCCATGTAAAAAACAACAATAATAATGATTATAAGAAACATTATTATAAACATGAACCAGAACCGCATTATCGTATGGTGTATTGGCACGACCGTCCATTACGTGCGGGTGAGAAAGCGTATATGGAACGGTATTTGTTCGGGCTCAAGGGCGAGCGAAGCGAGCCCATATTGTCGCATAAACCATCGCATAAACAATCGTCGCATAAACCATCATTACACATCCAACAACAAACCCAAACCCAAACCCAAACCCAAACTCATAAAAAACCGCAAACTCTATCGGATAAGGAGTCTCAAATACTGTATGAATGGCTTAATTCACTTCCTGATGCAAATTAAGCACGACAGATGGCTCGCTTCGCTCGCTGCAACACTCGCATCAATACACAATGGCTCGCTTCGCACGCACCAACACACAATGGCTCGCTTCGCTCGCCGCAAACCCTAGGAGGGGGGTATGGGGGAACCTAGGTTCCCCCATTGAAGTGGTTATTCACTTGTTGACTCACACGTACAAATGTAGTGCATTTTGCCATTTGCTTTATCGTTTTTGCATTAATGTAGGTACATGCACTTCTCAATCCGCCTAAATAATCTTGTACAGTATTGTTCAAATCGCCTTTATAGGGAATTTTCATTACACGCCCCTCCGAAGACCTATAACTATTCATCTTTCCAAAATGCGTTTCTTGTGCCTTTTCGGAACTCATGCCATAAAACATTTTGTATTGCTTTCCATTTTCTTCTATAGTGTCTCCTGGATTTTGAGAATGTCCCGCAAATTGACCCCCTACCATAACAAAATCGGCACCCGCACCAAAAGCTTTTGCCATGTCTCCGGGACAAGTAATCCCTCCGTCTGAAATAATATGACCTCCTACACCATGGGCCGCATCGGCACATTCTAAAATTGCCGATAATTGTGGCATTCCTACGCCTGTTTTCAGTCTCGTAGTACAAACGCTATTGTGTACGATTGAATTGTTTGCAATGAAGCTGTGTGTCGGACAATCCACTTCAATATCCCATGTTACTTGGTCTTTTGATTTGTTATTATTGAATATTTCACTATATACATAATCCTTTGTAAATCTATTAAGTGTATGTGTTTTTACTCGGAAACTATCTTGTAAATTGTCAATACAAGTGCCTTGTAATGTACCACATGATTTTTTAGCCATAACTACTGAGTACGAGATATTTAGATTCATACAACACCAATAAAACAATTCTATTATGGATTTGCTTGTATTTGACAACCTATAGATACATTTTTCATGTTTACACGCTTCTATATATCCATCAGAGTCTACTAAACCATCAAAGATTCCTTGTATGTACTTGCGATTTGTGCAATAATATTGATTCGGTAAATGTTTTTTGGTTCTTTTGGAAAATTGCGACAAAACCTTGTTTATGCATTTATTGTAACAATTTACGCTCAATACGTTTCCAGATTTCTCTTGAATTTTGCAGTCGTAATCTAATTGTCTTTTTATACATTCTTGTAGTTTTTTTGCAATATGCGTTTCCTTTAAATCAAATGACCAGTGGCACGACCCTCTTTCAGAGTTTTTATAATTACTAATTTTAGAATGCCCATCGCCCAAGAATGTTCCGAAAATGTATCCTAAATCATAATTTGAGATTAAGTACCGATTAAACATACTGCTATTGTTTGTTGTAATCATATCGTCGTATATTTCACCTTTCTTGCAAAAATCGGCTAAATCAATTTTAAAATCACTTTGCAAATCCCATTTAATATCGTTTGGTAACAATAAAACATGTTTTTTAGTGAGTTCTTCAATTGACTTCCATTTATATTTGGATTCTCTTGGTCTTGTTTTTGTAATTTTGTCAAGTAATTTTGCTTTACCCCCCGACGAGAATGATTTATCACTTGAAGATGTCAAATCACCTATCCAATAGTTATGGTCTGGGGTTACGTACGTATTATCGTGCCAGTTGTTTGTTCTGATTTCTCTTGTATTGCGGATACCTTTATTGAATTTATTGATTACTCTCACAGGGTCACCATTCATATTGATTACCATGGTTCCTATTTCAATATCTGAAATGTTTTGGTAAGTACCATTGGCTAAAAGTACTCTCGTATTGCTTGAAAAACAACCAGGCCCAATGCCAGCCTTACATACATCCACTTTTCCATTCAATATTAATTCTTCCGCCATTTCACGAGTCACAATATTTCCAGCAACTATGATTTTTTCCGGAAAACGTTGTCTCACTTTTTGACAAAAAATGACTAAAGCTTCCATATATCCGTTGGCCACGTCAATACAAATCCATTTGCAAGGAATGAACGATACAATGGTTTCCAAATTGCTAAAGTCTTTGTCGCTAATGCCGGTGGATACCATAAAGTATTCGGGGTCTAAATGATAATGTTTTTGATAATCTTCTAAAGTATAAAATTTATGCAATGCCGTAATGATTTTGTGTTGTTTGAGACATTGGTATACTTCAAATGTACCAGTGGTATCCATATTGGCTGCTATAATGGGAACGCCATCCCATGTATAGGTGGAATACTTGAATTTGAACTCTCTTTCTAAACTAACTTGAGAGCGACTAGACAAGGTAGACCGTTTGGGACGAATAAGTACTTGGTTGAAATCCAACTTCTCTCCAGACTCAATTTTATTCATTATTGCAATAACATGTAAAAATGAATTTATATATATTTTTTATATAATTAAACAAGCAAAATGGGATGGATTAATAGAAAATGAACGTATTGAATTTTTATAACAAAACGCATATAAATAAAACACATCCATATTGTCATATATAACGCATTATGGATGTTGATAACAATGTATTGACTATGCAAACGATTCAAATCGCCCCTATACGTAATCTGTATAGCGCATTGAAAGATTTGGTACCAGACGTGACAATGATTATAGACAAAGATGGTATGAAAATTATAAATTTTGATAAGAATCATACTACATTGGTGGCAGTGAAGTTGAAATTTGAGAAGCACGAATGTGTTCCAGATAAAATAGTCATTTGTGCCAATTCATTGCATTTGTTTAAATTGATATCCAATACATCTAATGACGATTTATTTTCAATTTATATTGACAAAGAAGATTACCATGAAGGGTCGGTGTCTCATTTGGGTTTCCAATATGACAACGGAAAAATCAATCAATGCAATAACTATAAACTACGATTATTTGAGCCGGAAGAAGATGAATTGGAAGTGCCTGAAGTGAGTTATTCGGCGATTATTCATATGCCTAGCGCGGGGTTTCAGAAAATCATTCGTGATTTGACTGGTTTGTCGGACCGTATTAAGATTGAATCGGTGGGAGATGATTTAATATTTTCATGTGAAGGACAATTTGCGAAATCTCGTATTTATAGGACAGAACAAAAGGCAGATTCGGCGATTTTGGAAGACAAGATAGATGCGATTAAGTTTAGAAAGAAGCCGGATGCGTCTACTGTCATGAGTGGAGAGTTTCCTATAAAATCGCTAAATAACTTCATCAAATGTACTCCATTGTCTCAAAATTTGGAGATTTATTTGGAAAATAATTTACCATTGATTGTGAAATATGATATTGGTTCTGATATGGGAGATATCAAATTGTGTTTGTCGCCATTGCCACCTGTGAAATACTAGGGGGAACCAAGGTTCCCCCATACCCCCTCCTTTTAGGTTGCGGCGAGCGAAGCGAGCCATTGTGGGTTGTCTTTTTTTGGCGAGCGAAGCGAGCCATTGTGGGTTGTCTTTTTTTGGCGAGCGAAGCGAGCCTTTGTTAGTTGTATTTTTTTAGCGAGCGTAGCGAGCCATTGTGGGTTGTATTTTTTTAGCGAGCGTAGCGAGCCATTGTAAGTTGTGTTTTTGTGTCTTACTATAGTTGCATTATATTAGTACTGTTTTTTTGGGAATTGTTTGTTTTTGGCACTATGGGGCTCGCTTCGCTCGCCCTGTATCATTTCACATATAATATTATACCATTGTCGTATTCACTTATAATATTATACTCATGTCTTTATGCGATTGTATATGTTGTGTAGAAGAAAAATTAATACCCATTGAGACTATGATGGAAAAATATGAATTTACTGAGCTTCAATTCAATACATTAAAAAATGCAGGAATAACAGATTTGCACATTGAATACATAAATATTCATGAAGAATTGAAAGGTTTAGAACTTTATAGTTATTTATTGAAAGTTCGCGAAAAATACATTCATAATCAAATTGTTCCTAAGAAGAAAACTAGACCATGTTATATGGGTCAGTCAAAAAATTGAAATATGTTAAACATAATATATTTCAATATTCATAAATATATATATCAATCAATAAAGAATGATTTGCCCAATTGAAACGTTCAGTACTTATATGTTCAAACGCTCTTCCCCTATAACATATAAACCTAGCAATTCTAAATATACTTATTCGTATCATCCAAATGCATTTACATTTTTGTATTGCGAATACATTAGAAATATGCAAGAACGTAAAATTCAAAAGGAATTCATAAGAAAAAGCAAAAAGGCATTCATTCTAGATTTTTAATTAAGATTCACCATGTATTTTAAACATCACTCCATTCTTAGTCAGATTTTCTATAGAGGTTATATTTAATGGGTCTTTGTGTTTATTGTCACATAACCAGATTTTCAAAATACAAAAGTTTTTTTTTGGCGAAATCGTTATGCCATTTATGGCTTGATTATAATTTTCAGTAGTGCCCAATGTTTCGCCAGATACCAAGAACATCATATGTTTCCATACTTGTACTACGTGTTTATTAACGACTTTATAGGAAAAACAACCGCCTGGACGGTTTCTAGGGTCTTCCCATAATGGACTAATACCTTGTCTCATATAAAACAACATACTGTACTTTACCATATTGTCAGTCAGATTTCTATTTACTTCAATTACCTTTTCAACACTGTCAATATTATTGCACAATACAGAATATCCTGCTAAAGTCCAATCCTTCTCAGATGGCAAATGATGATATAAAACCCATTTGTCATTCAATTCGTGTTTTTCACACATCTTGGCAACGGGTTCTACACATTGGGCACTCATTTTTATAAGATACCACTATAAAGAATGATATAGAACATTCTTTATATTTATTCAATTAAATATCTTCTTTATTGTCATTATTTTCACTTTCTTCTGGTTTTGGTACTTCTGATTTTGATTCTTCTGTTTTTGGTTCTTCTGTTTTTGGTTCTTCTGTGTTTGATTCTTCTGAGGCTGGTTTTATTTCTACATCTTCTGGTTCAGGGGTTGGCTCCTCGGTTGGTTTGATTTCTTCTGACTCTTCTGTGGATGGTTCAGGTGTTTCGTCTTGTTCAGACGATACAGTTGGGCTAGGTGTATCTTCAGATTTGCCAAACAGGGCTTCCGAAATGCTTTGTAATGTGTTTTTAGTTTCTTCTTCCTTCTTTTCGGCTTCTTTGTTTGTGCTATCAGCCATTTTCTGATAGCTTTCGGCTTTTTTACGTAGTTTTTTTCCGCGTGTTTCAGATTTCTTACCTTTTTTAAGTCCATTATAAACTAAATTCTTTGTTTTTGCGTCTAAATATTTCTTCTTTCTAGAGAAAATGGTCTGGCAATGACCAAAATCTGAACTGGATTTACTTTTACGTACTTTCTTACATGGGAAAACACAACTATCTTTAGAAAGACCCACACAAGCCGATGATTTGGATGACTTTCTACCTGACTTTTTACGTTTTCCACCTTGGCGTTTTTCAGTGACAGACATTCTATATATTATTACCATATTTTCCACCAAGGTTTACTTGTAAATTGATTTTCATAATGGTTATCCCGAATTTCTCTGTCTAAAGAATCAATGTCTTCTAAATTCATTTTCATACTTTCGTTGGTATTCTCCGAATTACTCTCACTATCACTATTTTCATCCGTTATTAATTTTCTAATTTTATAGTTATCTTTTTTAATTTCAATGTATTGGTCACTTGTAATTATTATATCGTCCACATTATGGTCCATAAGACGTATTTCATATTCGGAATCAAAAATATAATACAAATTCAATAACTCTAACCGTCTTAAAACATAGGCTTGAGACAATAAATGATTCCCCACTACATATTCGTTATGATTTATAGGAAACTCAATTGTATTGAACATTCTTGGATGATAATACTCCACAAATACAAATTCAATATTGCTAAACTCTGGGAGTATTTCCCATATGATTGATTCAACTGTTTTATACAATGGATAACTTTTGAATATGGTTTTGTCTTCGTCCCGCACGATAAACAAGTTTTCAAACGTTTCTGGCTCTTCGTAAAACGTTGGGTCATATGGGTGTTTTTTCAATGGATGTTCCATGAAAAAATCGTATTCGTTTTGCACAAACTCTAAAAAGTGGTTTGTATAGGGGAGAATGTTTTGTGTTTTGGATACGTAATAAGTGTCTTCAAACCCTAACATGTTTTCACACAATACAGTGGCCATACTATAAATTTGGACATATTGAGACTCTTCTGGTTCACTATAATTGTATTTTTTTAATATCTTTTCTATAGGCAATACACAATAATTATGACACCATGATAAAAATAACCTATACCAATGAATAAAAAGGAAAACTGTCATTTGAAACATAATTGGTATTTTCTCGTAAAACTCTTTCATTAATTGCATATGACTTTAGAGGGATAATTGTATTTATTATAGATTTATAGTAAATATATTTTACGGGCGAGCGAAGCGAGCCCGTCTCACACACCCCAACTACACACGCCATTATACACATATTCAAACCCACCACAAACAACACACTATATAGGCTCGCTTCGCTCGCCCACCACGACAAATAACACACAAACCACAACAAACACCTACCCCCAACCCAAACACACAAACCACAACAAACACCTACCCCCAACCCAAACACACAAACCACAACAAACACCTACCCCCAACCCAAACACACAAACCACAACAAACACCTACCCCCAACCCAAACACACAAACCACAACAAACACCTACCCCCAACCCAAACACACAAACCACAACAAACACCTACCCCCAACCCAAACACACAACCCTAGGAGGGGGCATGGGGGAACCTAGGTTCCCCCAATTAGATATCCAACGATACTGTATTCTTATCCGACTTGTTACGTCTTCGCGATTTCTTTGGCATTGTGGTTCCATCTAAATCTCTCAACGAAGTAACACTTATTATAGATTCACTTCCTTGCATTGGCATTTCTTCCATGACAACTGATTTGGGCGTTACCGGCTCAGAAGCTACACTAGACAACTGCGGAACCGGTGCGGGTTTTGGTTTTAAACCGGCCAATAAACTATCAATGTCTGGGGTGGTTTGTGGACCACGCATTTCAGGTCTCGCCATTGGGATAGGTCTAGGTGGTTCCATTACGTTCTGATGATTACTTCCCAAATCCACTCCCGACTCTCTAAACATTGGATTGGTTGCCGCGGCTAAATCTGGACGATTCCCGGGATGTGCCGTAAATTGCATTGCATTGGGTCTTGGTGGTGGGGCTTGCGTTTTCGTCTCTACTGGAGCTGGTGGTGGGCCTGGACGTGTATTGATTTCTTCTGGAGGATTCATTAAATTTTTCGCAAAATCAAAGGCGGAATTTTGCTTACTCATTGTATCCACTGCGGCGCTAGAAAACATTTTCATCAATTCTGGACTTTGCTTTATAACATCATTAAACCCGGGTGTCGCTGTACTTAACATCTTATTACTCATATTGACCACTGCGGCGGAAAACCCAATACGTAATAACAATGAGACTTCTGGTGCCATTTTACCTCCTTTGTATTTGTCATGCAATTCTGAAAAGATTTCTTCATACGAATCCAAATCTTCATTTACTTGCTCTCCCCATCCATCTAAATTCAAATCAAATGGATTCAAAAAAGCATTTCCATACTCTAATGTATTAATGGCCGTCGTAAACCACCATCCTTGCAATTTAATGGAATCTTTCTTGCGTTTTTCTTCTAAAGCCCCTTCATATTCATCTTCCACTTCATCATAATTGGAATCCATTGTAAATGAAGAACCATGTTTATAAAGACCCTTTTCTGACCATTCTTCTAGCTTCTTAATCATTAATCTCTTTTTACGACGTTTTTCTCGTTCGGTCATATTGATTGAACTTCGTGGTTCCGATTTAGGGACATCACTGGCCACTTTGGAAAACCCATCCCATGTACTGGTTTGTGCGGGACCTGTATCTTTGGTCGCTTGCCCTAAATTGGAAGAGGAAGAAGTATCTATATTGCCACCTCCTCCACTTGTTTTATTACCGAAGCCAAACATATTTCCGAAACCAGAAAGTCCATTGAGAGTCTTTGCGCCGAAACTAGATTCTTCTGGTGCAGCAGAGGTGGATGTTTTAGAAAGGTCGTTTAATTCAGATTCTAAATTGTCCAATTCGTCTAAATCAATCTTTGTGGAAGAACTAGACGATTTCTTTTTTTCATTCATTAATAATTCAATACCACCCCCAAAAGAAACCGAAGGTTTTTCATCGGCCATAGAAGATGAAGATGGAATGTCTTGAGAAAGAGGAATGTTGTCTAAATCTATGTCAACCACTTCCATTAGTTATGGTGATATCTCATAATTTATTTTTAAGTTGTACGCATCGTAAAATATATTTACGGCGAGCGAAGCGAGCCCTATACAAATAAATCCCTAAAGCCATCTTTATCTATTCCCATCTATCTATTCACAACCATACACCAAATATTCACAAACATCCAATGATGCTAAATAATTATCATTGAGACAAAAAATCAATAATAATAATAATAATAATCACAAAATAGACATTCATTAAGGAGAGCTATATATGGCTCGCTTCGCTCGCCACCAACCAAGCAACCAACCCTAGGAGGGGGGTATGGGGGAACCTAGGTTCCCCCGTCCCCGAGACCACCAAACTCCCTGCAAAAAACAATCCGCCAAATCATCCTTCTTCACCGATTGTCTCAATACCTCCAACCATGCTCCTTTATTTTCATCCGAACTTTCATTCAAAAACTTTTCACAATAAAATATACCATCTTGTTTATTTTGTTTATAGCCCGTCTTCGCTTCCGATTGTTTGGCAAAATCCTTCAATTTATTACTAGATGAGACAAATTCTATAGTACCTATCTTCAACCCAATAAAATGCTGCGCAATCATACCTTGTAACGTCTTCATACGATTCGCAATAGGACTAATTTGATTCTCAATGATGACATGCGTGACAGTTGACATTATTGCACGACTACTCAATTGTTCATGCAATGCACGACCTATAGTAATTAAATCCGTTTTAGATGCGTTTGTTTTTTTGGGTATTGAGACAAGAGACCAACACGTTTCATTGAAAAAAGTCAACAACTCTTGGATAATGGCCTCTTTTTTCACTGGACATGGCATATTACATGCCAAAAGACCCAACTCATTTTGCCTAAATGTTTTCAATTCATCCATTTTCATTTTTTTGAGAGAACCTTGCGAAAATTCTTTTTTAGGAATCTTGTATTTTGCAGATAATTTGGCATGTTTCTCACAATTGTATACGTCATTTTTCCTATATTTCGCCTTCTTTCCACAACATTTGCCGTTTTTTTGCACTTCTGTACACTTGTGCGTAATCACTTGGTTATCCCCTGAAACACATAAATTCAATACATTCCATTCCACTATTTTTTTTTCACTTTGAGACAAATCCAAAATACAATACGCTAAATTCTTGATTCCCACATCAAAACTAATCAACCGAACAGACATATAGTATTCTATTGGCGAGACTCTTTTATACGTATAGTCTCAATAATATTTATTCCAAACTATAGTATATATGGAATTGCAAATTTTAGGAACATTTCAATACGACCCTACGAAAGCTTGTTCTTCGGTCAAACATGTATTGTTTATACACAAAAGCGTTTCTGAATTTATGAAATATTTAAATCGTCAATCGTATGGTATATGTTACGACGAATCCACTTCATTTGAAGAATTAAATACACATTTGAGACAACGGTTCTCTCATTTACCAAGAATCGGAATTATAAATCACTATAGTCCTAAACCACGTTTTATAAATAAACAACTCTTGTTTGATACATGCGATTTAAACAAAAGTGGGTTGTCACAAGGTGTGCAATATGTATTGACCATGTTATTGGATTTTGACGTCCGGTATTGCGACTTTTTGGCATGCAAAACATTGTTAGATAAAAATTGGTGTACCTATTTTGACATCATTGAGAGAAATAGCAGCGCGGTAGTGAGCGCGTCTAGTGACAATACTGGAAACTTGAAATACGGCGGTAATTGGATTTTGGAAAACAATGCAGTCAATGTAAAGTCTCTCTATTTCAATGATTTAGTAGACGACTATAGCTTATTATTGCAAAATGACGGTTCGTTGTTCGTGCATGACAGTTTCACCCCCAACGCATATTATCATGTGTTTTATAGTTTGTCCAAAATCAATCCATCTGTGTTAAACGCCAAATTTTACGACGACTCTCAAACACTTGTTTTATCTCAAGACATTTCCTTTAATTTAAAGTCCATACCCGAAATGTTGTCGTTTTTAGAAAATACGTCGTCTAATCCATATGCCATTGGACGCACATTAAATGGCTTTCGTAAAATGGATTTGGCGTATGGTGCGGTTTACAAAAAAGCGCTAAATGATACGCAACAACAAACCCTCATGACATATGTAAACTCGCACTATAAAAATGTATTTGCCAATACGATAACCACTTACGAAGTGAAAGTGTCTGGAGGGCAATACATGATTGATGGTGTGGCGCAACCCAACTTAACGGTGGACACATTTGGCGTTTATGTATTTGACCAAAGCGACAGTACCAATAGTGGACATCCTTTGCGTTTTCGCTTGCAAAGTGACAGTTCCGCATATACTACAAATGTGAATACTTATGGTTCACCGGGTACGCCCAATAGCTTTAGCGTAATAGAAATTACGGGTTTTGGCGTTTCACTGCAATATTATTGCACGGTTCATAGCGGTAGTATGTATGGTAATTTTGAAATAGTTCAAACCGCGATTTATGGATTCAATATGAACAATTTGTCTATGGCTTATGGCCAATTTTTATATTTGCCCTTTTTGACCGATTCTGGGTTAGGAGGTTCAACTATTACGTATAGTGCGACCAAACCTGATGGTGCAAGTGCAGGAACCAATAACGATTTTATAAATATTGATACATCAGGAACATATACTATAGTCGCCACTAAATCAGGCGGCAGTGAATTTGACGATGTATCATCCACATGTTATGTCTCATTGACCACAAATGCTTCCGATGAAGAACATTTAACGAGTATACCCTATAAATCATTGTCCCGTGTACATGAAGACTATAGTCATAGATATTTATTGACAAATTTTTGGCCTGGTTTTGACGGGTTTGAGACGTATGATACAAGCGACTATGGGTTTCCTCAAGCCCCCATTCCAAGAGGATTTTTTGAAAAAGTAGTCTCATTGAGACTACCCAAGAGACCGTCTTATCCGGGCGCAAATATATGCCAATCGTATTACAGTGAGTTTGGTGACAGTCAGGAAATCTCAT